CAGCGTCAGTGAAATCAGACACACTTATGCACATAATCCTTGGAGTTATGCACAGGAAAGGTATTTTGTTGTGCTTGAATGGGCAGGGGAGCGGGTGGGGTAGGGCGACTATTCGGAAATTCCGAACAGTTGAGTTGGTACGATTTGTTAAATTTGTTATAAGTACGGCACACAAAAAAACAACGCCGCAGCATCACAGTTTTCTTGGCGGAAAATGATGCAACGGCGTCGAAAGGTAGCCATGAGTATAGAGACCGGCGCCGATGGCGTCAAGGTGGTCATTACACGAGACCACCTGTATCACCTTCTAAAGCGCCCAGTGGCGTTTTACCCCATATTCTCAGTCATTGCAGGCGGCGCCAAAGCTGGCCTTTTCCTCTCTCAAGCGTTCTATTGGGACGAGCGCACCAGCGACCCAGACGGATGGTTCTACAAGAAACAGACCGAATGGGAAGAGGAAACAACCCTCAACGAGGAAGAGCAGAAAACCGCACGGCGCCACCTCATCAAACGAAAGTTACTCGAAGAGAAGCGGATCGGCGTTCCCGCAAAGCTCCACTACCGAATCAATAAAGAGAAAATTCTCGAAGCCATAGCGGAGGCTATTGGAGCCGATGTTTTGGCCGCGCCCCAGATTCCGGGAAAGTCGGAATCTAGTTCCGGGGAAAGTCGGAACCAAGATTCCGGCAATGGCGGGAGCATGCCTCCGACTAATTCGGAATCTCTTAGTACAGAGAGTACACACGAGAGTACTCCAGAGAGCACACACACAGTTGGTGTGCGTGTCGAAGATAAATCTTCCATCTCCGAACAGGTCACGACGCAACTCACTGCCGCCGGCCTCTCCCTAAGGGATGCCGCGCGACTGGTGGCCGAAGTCGGCGCCGAACAGTGCCAGCGCAACCTCAACCCCCCAGGGATCGGCGCCGCCAAAAGCCGTGTCGCGTATCTCAAGTCCGCGATCCGCGGCGACTATGCGGCAGGAGCACTGCCGGGGCTCGACGCGGCGCCCAGGTCGGCGCCAGTAACGCCAGGACGCGAGATATGGCAGGTCGAGGCGTGTGAGCGCGTCTACGAGTCACTACATCCCAATGCGCAGAAAAGTGCCGACAGCAGCGGACTAGGACGCTACGGCTATATCGAACGTTATCACGGCCAGGAGCTGGCGAAGGTAGTAGTCGAAATGCGCCGGGAAGGGCTTATATCTTGACACATTGACAAAAAGATAAATTATGGTAAATTTAAATACGAAAAACATGGGCCGCAGGTGCGCAAACACCCCGGCCCTGGCCATTGAATGGAGGTTCAATGACAATGGATAAGTTATCTCAAATTACCCCGCCTATCAACGAGACACCCACTAAATGCTGTACTGGCTGCGGCCTTGAGCACCCTCTTACTAACTTTCATAAACGCAAAGCATCAAAAGATGGCTTAGCCCTTGTCTGCAAGGACTGTGCTCGGAGATATTGCCGAGAGAATAGTGCCAGGCGAACAGCCAGGGCCCATGAATGGAATAAATCTAACTCCGACAAGGTTACAGAATATCGCAAAGAAAACAGAGAAGTTATTAGGAGCAATGCGCGCATCAGCGATAATAGGCGTCGCACAGATCCTGCTCAGAGAGAAAAGGAGGCTGCATCTCGACGCCGTTGGTATGAGTCTGGTGGGTTTCAAATAGAATCTGATGTCCATAGGCGATACTACGAACGAAAAAAAGAAAACGGCGGAGAACTAACCGCCGAAGAATGGTCCGCACTAATTGGCAAGTACGGATCGAGATGTGTCTGCTGCGGATCCGAAGGCCCCCTTGAGGCGGACCATATTGTTCCGGTCTCTAAAGGTGGGGGAAACTCGGTTAATAATCGCCAACCATTATGTCGCTCATGCAACGCGCGAAAAGGGGATCAATCCATAGATTACCGTCCGGACAGGGCAAACCTTACCTAATCATTTCGCTCTGAACAATGTCGATTACATTAGGTATGATAACTTGGATTATGTAAATAAGCGCATAAAATGGCATTATCGTTGTAAGGCTGTCGCGCTCCCGACTGATAATTACGTACCCCGCCGTTTCACTGCAACTTTAGCCCATAAACCTACATAAATCGTTATATCATCTATAATTCGTCAATTCGGGCCCGGCGGACTTGTGCGAGTGTCAATAAATTTTCATCGTACCTGTGATATAAAATCGCGTGCTAGGTAGGAAATTAGGTATACAAAGAGGCTTTATGTCATTACGGTGTGAACCGAAGTGGCGGCATCGGTCATTCTGTTGCACGCATCCTAAACCCCACCTTCCGAAACCGCTCCACCGAATACTCTGCCTCAGTGCTGTCCATCACACATTCAAGAAACCCGCCGTCCCGAGTCTCGTAGAGCCGCACCATTTCAGAGCCCAAATCGGTGTAGTGCTCCTCTAGCCCATGTGTGCCAGCCACAATTTCAAAGACCGCATAAGCGATATCCGCGAGCTTGTCACGGTTGGGGCTTTTGAGTCGTGGGGCTTGTTCGCGGTACATCCTTGCAGCGTGGCGGTTTAGGGCTTGGATAAGGGCGTCCATGGGTGGACAGTTTAGCCGTGGACTGGCGTCATTGGCCGGGGATACCGGCGCTGGAGCTTCGGGTTGTGGGGGTGGTGAGGTGGGAGGTTTAGGTGAGCCCTTGTGCCTCCCGGATGAGCTGGCCGAGTGAACCACCTTCGTCCGGTATCGTGATCTCTTCGTTAAGTTTTATGGTGTAGGACGAAACCTGAAACTTTGGCTTGTATCCCGCCGCCTCCAAGACGCTGCTTTTAGGAAGGCTTATCGTACCGACACGGCCCGACGTGGTGACTGACTTTTGGTTGTCATATTGGATGGTCTCATTCAGCACGAGGCGGCGCTTGTCGACTGAGGTAAACACGAAGGTTGCGTCGGCGCTTGCCCCGAAGTCATCCAGAGCAATCGTGATTGTGGCCATATCCGGATCAGCAGGCGGAACAATCGCCATCACAGCCACTTCGCGCTCATACTCAGCATCTGCGCTTACGGTTACTGAGACAGGTGTGTAGCTTACACGAGTCTTGATAATGGTCTCCGTGAAGGTTCCAGCAGCAGGATAAAGCGTTGCTACGCCATCAGCATCAGTTGTGGCCTGGAAGATATGGTCAAGGTTGCGGAGCGTCACCCGTGCACCTTCTACTGGCTCGCCATCTTCATCCAAGACCGTATATTCAAGCGTGAAGGGGCCGGAGCCAGCCGCCGGTGCCTGATACTCCGCCACATCTGCCGCCGTAATCCGCCCCACCGCATACTCAGCATCAGAGCCCGCAATATCACCGACCAACGAAATCGGCAAATCATCAGTATCAATGGCCTGCACCTTCTCGTAGATACCACTACCTGCCGGGGACTCGGTGAAGCCGGTCTCTCGCGAGCCAATTTGAATCAGCGCCGAATTCTTAAGAATCACACCAACGTTAGCGGCCTCACCTGTATAATCAGTGCCCCATATGGCCCGCAACGGATAGTTAATTGTCGCCATTCAATACCTCCAATGGCAAATACTCGTAGCTTGCCATTGCCTCGCTCTCAGGCAGCACTAGCGCGCCCGCAGGCGGCTCCCAAGGCTCTACTCCATCCCACACAATCGTATTCACGATATAACCATTCTCAATGATGCAATAACGCATGTTTCTCCTTAGGACGCATAGATACGCACGTAGCCTGCGCCACCCGCACCGCCGGCACCCGAAGCAGAGCCATTGACAGCAGCACCGCCACCGCCACCTCCGCCACCACGAGCACCATTGCCGCCAGCTCCCGCCGCGCCGCTTGGATTGCTTGCACCTCCGCCTCCACCATTGCCGGGACGGTCAGTGTCGGGCGTCGGTGCTGCTGTGCCTGCTGTGCCTGCTGTCGTGCCACCCACACCTACAGTTGTAGCAGTCCCACCATACTCGCGCGCCCCGACACCGCCATCTTTACCGACACTAAAGGTATTCGCTGCCGGTATCCCGCCACCTGGCCCGCCGCCACCTGCCGCCATACTCGCGTTGTTGGAGTTGCCGCCCACACCGTTAGTCGCAGCAGTTCCTAGAGCCCCTGAGAACTCGCCCAGCGACGCGCCACCGCCTGCCGTGGTTGTGCCCTGCACGCCGCCGGTGCCACCGCCACCGCCACCCGCACGCACCAGGTTAGTGGCTCCGTTGGCAACGATTGTGGTGCCACCCGTACCGCCATTACCGCCATTGGCTGTATCCCCGCTTGCCGCCGCCCCTGCTGTGCCGCCTGCACCGATCGTAACTGTCAGGGACGTTGCGCCGCCCAGGTCTGCGACAAGGATACGCCGCCGCGTCCTTCCACCGCCTGCGCCTGAAGCACCGCCCGTGCGGTCTGTAGCCGCTGCGCCGCGTCTGCCGCCACCGCCACCACCACCGCCACCGGTTGCGTCAACATCGAGGTACTTGGCACCGGAGGGGATGTTATACGTGCCGGATGCGATGAAGTCTTCGGATGCAGGTTGGAAAGCATCGGCCCCGTTCGTGCCATTGGTGCCATTGGCTCCAGCAGGTCCGGCTGGGCCTTGAATTCCCTGGATGCCCTGAATCCCCTGAATGCCTTGTGGCCCGCGAATTGGCGCTACTGCATCGCCCATAAATGGCTCCTAATGACTAAAACGATTATTACTATAAGTGTACCCCAAGAGAGGGGTTTTTAGTCAGGAATGGGACGTGGCATGGTTCTTGGAATAATGGGAGCGAAAAAATATTTCATTTATTTCTCTGATTTATGTTTAACCCTAAGTTAGTTTGGGTATAATAGATATATAAGCAGCGCAGAGACGTTAATCCGAAGCGCAGCACAGGGAGACTGTAATGACTAAGACCCACGATGTTTATCAGATCGGACAGCGCGAAGACGGCAACTTCTACATCGCTATTCAGAGCTACGACGGCATCAATCTACAGAGCACAGATTATGTCGAAGAAGAGTTCGAGTCCCACGACGACGCTGTGCGTGAACTCGAAGAGCGCGCCTCCATCGCGGCTGAAGCAGAGGGTGTAGAAATGCGCCACACCAACGGCGACACCATCCGTGTGACATACGCCATCTAGCCTCGGACCTTTAATCGAACCAATGTGGAATTGCCCGAAAGGGCGAAATAACAGTTTTTCGGAGAATACAATGAACACAGTAGTTATTGCAGGTTACGAGTATGACAACGCAGAAGCCGCTGCACGCGCCTACAAATCAGAGGTAGACAAGTGCGAACCTGCCGACGCCTTGGAGCGCGGTGAAATCGAAACGGAAGTTTATGAGGGTATTCGCGCCTACCATGACGAGGTGCCGCAGAGCGAATTTGATGCGTTCTGGACCGAAGTTACAGAAGCTATGAACCGTATTTAATCGAACCAGCCTGCGACGTTTGCGGGCAATGGAATTATGCGTAATAACGACAATGAAGCCAGAGCGGCCTGTATTCGCCGCATGATTTTAATGATGCGCGATCTGGAAAAATGAGGGCGAAAAAATAATCTACTTATTTCTCTAAATAGTGTTTAACCCTAAGTAAGTTTGGGTATACTGTAGGTATAAGCATTTAGGGAGTCGAAATGAACAGCAAAGAATTATTTGAAGTCGCAAGTAAGAACCTCGGAGAGCGTTGTTATTTGAATGTGCCTTTCGAGAAAAAGGATGCAGTCAAGGCGAAGGGGGCCCGGTGGGACGCAGACGCTAAGAAATGGTATGTAGAAGATTGGTTAGGAATCGAAGGTTTTAACATCCCTGCTGCATGGACCGCCGAAGGTGCACCAGAAGCATTTGCATCTCTTGCCTTTTACATCGAAAAGTTCTTGAGCTTCCATAAGATCGAAGTGGCCCAATTCCGCGCCTTTCTTAATTCCGCTCTGTCCGAAAGCGAGTTAGCCGCGTTCTTTCAAAATGTTACCAGCACGAAAACTCTGTCGAGCGAGGTCACAACGCTGGAGGAGTTGTGCGAACAGATCGCAAAGGTGACCATCGGCAAAGCTGAACCGCTCGACACTCCGGAATCAACTCCAGAATGGATGGAGCAGTATGCAATCCTTGAAAAGGAGTTTGATATTACCGCGCAGAGCCAGGACGGACGCCGTGTTCAATTAAAGCTTAAGGACGGAGTTGGGGCTCGCATCGTTGACGGAGCGGAGAGCATCCTAACCGCAGAGAAAGCCTTGTCGATTAAGGCGCAAATTGATGCAAAGGTTCTAAGCGGAGAGTTCACCGTTGTTGATTAAAGGAGACTGAGATGCTACATACTGGATACCCTTACTACTACACGCACGAGTCCGGAACTATTATTTTTGTAGACGCCGATGGGGGAGAACCTGAAGCGCCTATGGAGACAGTTCAGTGCGACGATGAATCAGAGTTCAACGGGTGGGCGGCAGGCGACAAAAAGGCAGCCGTATTTCAAGGCGAACACTATTTAAAGATTCATGACGAGAACGGCGACTATCGGGTTTGCACCCTTGAAGAGGCAAATCGGTTAGTAAGAGGGGAATGATATCCGCTTGCAGGACAGGTGAATAACCTATCCTGCGCGGTGCGATTAAAATACCTGAAACACAAGTTACGTCCCTAGCAGTGTTTCAATCCGCCTGCCCTGCTTGCACAGAGCGCGGTGCGACTAAAATTATGAAACATACGTTATGCCTCCACCTATGTTTCAATTCCATACTGGTTCGATTGACACAACTATTATGAAGTCATCCAATAAAACTGTCAAGCGCCCCCAGGGCCGCCCGCCTGGCACCCGCGACAGTCGCGCCACCGGCACAGGCATCGTGTGGGAGATTATCGAAGCGCGGGGTATTACGAAGGTGCAGATGGCGGCAGAAATGGGTGTGAGTGTGCCGTCCGTCGAAACCTACACGCGCACGGGGACACAGCCAGTAAAACCGACCCCACGCGCCAGCCTACTAACTGCCGCTCTACTTATCCCGGAGTCACATCAGAGCAGGACTATCAAGGCATGGATTGATTCAGAGCGTGAATACTGGCGCAATATCGCACCGCCGGGAGTTTTTATCTAGTAAAATCAAGTCGGAGACAAACTCGAATATCTCCGCTTCTGGAGGCTCACGGCGATATGCTGTGGGCCTTCTTTTTGTGTGGGGCGCAACGATGGGGGAGGTGGGGTGTCTGTACCGAGCGAACCGATTATAGACGGTTCGGAATATTAGGGGTGTGTTATGGCAGAAAGCAAAGGTCAACTAGAATTATGTAGGGTCGATGGCTTGCCGCAAGTCCAGGTCGCGCTATATGACGAAACTGTGTGGATGTCCCAAGCCCAGATGGCCGAGCTTTTCCAGCGAGATGTGCGAACCATCAGTGAGCATATTAACAATATATACGACGAGGGAGAATTAGAGAAAGATTCAACTATCCGGAATTTCCGGACAGTTCGAAATGAGGGAGATAGACAGGTTACGAGGAATGTTACATTCTACAACTTAGACCTCATCATATCCCTTGGCTATAGGGTTAACTCAAAGATCGGCACCAAATTTCGGCAGTGGGCAACGAATAGGTTACGCGAATACCTCACCAAGGGATTCGTTCTAAATGAGCAGAAACTCATGGAGGGCGAGGGAAAGCGCTTCGATGACCTTCTCGCGCGCATCCGAAGCATTCGAACTTCCGAAAAGTCATTCTATCTTAAAGTCACAGACATATTCGCGACCAGCACCGACTACGACGCCAAGTCCGAAATGGCACACGAATTTTTTGCAGTAATCCAGAATCAGTTTCACTACGCCACCCACGGACACACGGCAGCCGAGATTATCGTTCAGCGCGCAGATGCTTCGAAACCATACATGGGCCTGACCTCATGGAAGGGCGACCGTATTAGCCTAGATGATGCCCGTGTCGCTAAAAACTATTTAAATGAAGATGAAATGAAAAGGCTTGAACTTCTAGTAGAGCAATTTCTGTCATTCGCTGAGCTGCGTAGCCTAGAGGGGAAGCCAATGAGGATGCTGGACTGGGTGGTAAAATTGCGAGAGTTCTTTAATTTCAATGACAAGCCGATTCTAGAGGGTGCGGGCAAGGTCTCACGCAAGGCTATGGAGACCAAGGTCAAGGATGAATTCATGATCTTAAATCGCGCCATTAACGCCAAGAACTCCAGGCCGTCGAAGACAGCGCCCCTCAAAGCAGCACGCGAACAGAAACAGTTACGAGGCTATACCAATACTCGAAAAAAGAGCACCTAAGCCCCACTCTCTCCCAGCTTCCCTCCCGAGGCTGGGTTTTTCTTTGCCCGCGCGCAACAATCCGTGAAGGGCGATGTCTGTACCCGCCATGAATCATATCTTGGTCGTTTTTGCCCTGGTTGTCGGCTCGGTGGTGCCGGTTGTGGCGGCTACGTGTAATCCGAATGGGACGTGTAATGCGTGCACAACATGCAGCTCTTGCCGTCACTGTTCAGGCGGTGGCGGCACCTGCAGTGTTTGCACTGGCGGAAGTAGCTCCAGCTCATCCAGCAGCTCATCGACCTATATACTGCCTGGTCGGTCGTCCACCTTTGGCGACGACGTTTATGACACGTCGGAGCCCATACCAACCCATCCACCAGAAGTGGTCGAGCGAGCCAATCGTAAAGGCACCGCAACTCCCCTGCCCGTCTACACAACCGAAGAGCTGAACAAGATGTTTGCGACAGCTACACCGAAGCCGAAGGCCCAACCGAAGCCAACGGCTAAAGCTGCTCCCAGATCGACACATAAGCCAATCCATAAGCCTATCAAGGCAAAGGCAAAGCCACATCCTACGCCGAAGAAAGTAGAGGCGCTAGCTGCTACCGAAGAAAGCGAGGAACCTAGCGCCTACGGCTACAAAGCTCTCGGAGGTATCATCGTACTTTTGGCCAGCACTGCTTTCGTGGTTTCGAGAATTAAGGCAAGAGAGGGTGATGAATCATGAGGAGAATATTATTACCACTTCTGCTGATCGCCTCGCTTCTCGCGGGGTTACTCGATACTGCCGATGCGCGTAAGTCACCGCGTCGTCACCGGGTGAGCGGATATACGAAGAAGGACGGCACGGTGGTCCGGTCGTACATGCGCGGCAGTGGAGGTACGACGACCGATGCCGAAAAACGAGCCGCAGCTACCGCAGCACTCGGACGCCTTCGCCAGCAAAGAACCGAGTCACAGGTATTTTCTCCAAACCGAACATATGAAATCCCTGCCAATGGCAATTGGAGAAACCCGAACGGACCCTATACTATCGTTACTGAGACCGTTACCCCTACGCCAACACCTCGCCCTACCGTCTACTGGAACTCGGTCACGAAGGCATGGGTGCCCATCGGATATGCCTACAATCGCAAGATAAATCAGTATGTTTGGATAGGTAAGGGGCCGGACCCCAGATCGGCGAGTAAGAAGAAGAGGCGGTAACGTGATAGAATAACGCCATGAAGTCGTCCCTTAAAATTTGGGCAGTTGCAATGGTCGCGGTCTTGGTCTTTCAGTGGCAGGCGTTCCTTGCAATCCTTCCACCGCCGAACATTGGCCCGGATATCGGACCGATGCGCATCGGTTACGAATACGCACGGCTTCACGGCACCGCCCAATGGTGGTACGGCCCCTGGTTGCACGTTGAACAGCCCTATTACCGCCCACTTTCGTCATTCCTGCACTACGCCCAATTCTACACTGTGGACCGATGGGGGTACATACCACTCACGGCCTTCTCGCTGCTGCTATTCGCGGCAATCTGTGCAGTAACGGGCATGATCGCAGCACGGCTTACCAGGAGTCAGCTTGCAGGTTGTCTGACCGCTGCCGCTGCCGCGTCGTTCTACGTCGTTCCAAACCGCTACTGGCTCGCCTCGTTCCCCTACTCCGACAATCACCTGATGGTGCTGTTCTGCCTTGCCGCCATCTACGCGTTTCTGCAATATCTCGAAGGTGGCGCGGCGCGAACCCTTGCCCTTGCCTGGGCTCTGGTGGTTGGGGCGTGCCTCAGTAAGGAACAGGGAATCCTGACACCGGTGTACTTGCTGGTGCTCGCCGTAGGTCTGCCCGGCTCAAGTAGCTACCGCCTGCGCGGCATCCTTCATGCGTGCCTGATGTGCGGCGGTGCTGGTCTGATCTACCTCTACGGGAAAGCAGTTGCGAATCAGCCCGCAAGCGTAAAGTTCGCGGTATCGAACCTATGGATTGATGAGGTGCGCACTGGTAACTGGTGGGTACCTGCCATCGGTCTGATTCTCATTGTGCCGCCCGTAGTCGGGCTGGTGTTCCGGCATCGGCTCGCGTCCCCGCGCTCACGCGCTGCGGCTCTGTGCGGCTGGCTCGCAGTCATCGTGACATTGTTCGCGGGCACTCCATCGGAAGGCCAGGCACCCGGCCTGTATGCTTTCGTATGGCTCTTAGATCATGCCGCCATCCTTGCGCTCCAGTCGTTGTCATTCATCGCTCCTGTGGCGCTCGCTTGGCTCCTAGTTGCTCGCGTAAGCCCTTTGGTGCCGATGCTATGTTGCTTCGCTCTCGCACCCCTCCCGCTCATGGCAGCGGGCCTACCATTCGCCGGCGGTCGCGTGATTTTCGCTATGCCATTTGCGGCGGTTCTGCTCGGTGGCGGCCTGCAAACAATCTACGAAATGCTCAAGGCTACAGATATCCCGCATATGGGTTGGCTTCGAGCGCCTCAAGTTCGGCATAAGTCAATTCTCGATTCCACACGATAACGCGTTGGACGATGGAATAGGAGAATCGCCCACCACCTACCCCGCCGACGATGAACTGCGTGGTTGGTGTATTTGTCCCGCCACTCGCCTCAACGGGGTAACTACCGTCGTAGATTGAAGCGCCGGACATTGCAATGTTGCGCGTCCGCAAAGTGATTTCCCGTGTGGTCGGGATGTGGTACGCCGCCTCCAACAAAGCCGCGATATTGGAACCATTGGTGTCCACGTCCACATCGCCGATACCAAGCCCCATGCCGTCAGGGCCGCCAAGTTTCAGGAGTACGGCGGACTGCGGGAGTGTCAATGGCTCGAACCGAATCCACATCGTTGCGGCTGTTGTAATGCCTAGCACGTTACTTACAACAGCAAGACCGTCCACCCCGTCAAACCGCACTGCTGCGCCTTCGCTCGTGGATACTCGCGTTGTGCCGCCCTGTAACTCCAGATCGTAGTTGTTGGGGCCGTAATCATTGACGACGATGCCGCTGCCTTCGTTGAACAGCCAATCGCCCCGCAGACCAGAATAGAGCGAGTGCCCTGTGTCCCACGTCGGAGTGCCGGAAGGTTTTACGAAGCCGCCATCGCCCGTTGACTCAGCCGGTATTATTGAACGCCGATACCCACTCAAAACCCCGTCCGTTCGCCGCGAAGAGAAGCGAATCATTATTCTTTATCTCCAATAGGTATCACAGTTACTTTAGACGCCGTTGTGGTGCTGGCAAATATTGCATCGTTGGTATCTGTGAGCGTGAGTGGGAAGCCGTCAACGTTCAGTGGCAGGTAGACCGTTTCTTTAGTCGCTACAGACAGTTCCGCTACTTGGTTCGCAACTCCCGCTGTGCCCAGTGAACCAGAGCTATCCGGAACACAGTAAATCTTTACAGTCTCGGTAGTTGTGTTGCCGTTGAATAGAATCAAGCCCTTTAAAAAGCTTTTCGTGGATGCCGGATTCGTGTAAACGCTCCCGGCGCTCGATGCGACGTAAGCAATATCAGCTAGTTTTGCGTGTTGGATTGCCATTGTAATTCCTTTAGATGAATAACCATTGTTCTACGGTGTCGCCAGTAGCAACTGTCGAGAGGACGCTGGAAGCGAACTGCCACCCGTTTGCGGTCAAGATTAGGGAAGGACTATAAACACTCCCCGGATCAGGCACCGCTCCAGCCGCATGACCCGCCCCAGAACCACCGAATACAGGCACATCTGATCCCGCCAGAGCTACCCACCCTGGAGCCGCACTCACAGTGCCATTGCCGGTCTGAGCCAAAAGCTTCTTAGTCGTCGTGGTGTTCCCGGCCAGCTTGCCAATTGTGTTGGTGCCAGAGCCATAAAGAAGGTCGCCGAGAGCCGTGGTGGTTTGCCCGGTCCCTCCCTGAGTCGGCCCCAAAGTCCCGCCCATCGCCGACAAATCCAGCTCCGCCGGGTCCACATCAATCTCCACCTCATCCGTGCCTTGCGTGACCGTCACAGCGTCACTGCCGGCCACAAGAGTGCGGAATGGGAAGTCGACCCCTGATTTAGCTTTGGCAAACTGTGCCCCGGTGCCGGTGTTCGAGGTCGTGTTACTCTCCCCGCTCCCCAAACTACTATCTTGAGTCCATTGCTGCGCCGTCGTGCCCACCACGACCGAAGGTGTAATCAGCGTCCACCGCTGCCCCGCGTGCGTCGTTCCAAATTCAACGAAGGTCGCAACGCCCGCCTCCATCTCAGCATCGGCATCAGCGTCCGTAGCGCGCGACCACGCGCCAGCGGAGGCCACATAGATGCCGTTGGCGCTCTGCGTGACCTGATTCTTGACCAACACCCGGTCCCCGGCGACAACAGCAACAGAATCTATAGATTGCTCACCCGATAGCGTGATATTGCCGGTGGTGGCGACTTTGACCGACTGCTTGATAATCACACCGTTGGCTAGGGCATCCGCATATTCTTTCGTGACCGCATCGGTTGAGGCTGAAGGTGTGCCCAGGTTGGTGAGTTGGTTTCCACCCGCATCCATATCACCCGTCAACGGCTTCGAGCCGTCCACATCGAAATGGCCCGAGTGTGGGGAGGCGTCGGCAATGTGGGTTGCTGCTGCCGCAAGGGTGGTGTCAGGCGCATCATACCAGTTGGTTTCGCCGGTTGCCGCTTTTATGCGATTGGCGAGACCCGAGAGCAAGGGGTTCAATTCGTCAGTATCATCGGCAGGCACCAAAGAGTCATCGATGGTGCGTTCACCAAGCATCTCATCGGTCACTGCATCAGCCGGAATGCTGAACTCGCCGCCGCTTTCGGCCAGGCCGTCACCAGCCGTATAGACCGTGCTCCCACTCCCTGCATCGGCCCACGTGCGCACATCGTCTACAGAAGTGATACCGCCACCATTAGTAGTTACCTGAAACAGTGGACGGCGCCCAGAAGTAAAACCTCCAGTCACCTTATGAACCGCGGGAGTTACTAGGTCAAGTTCGATGTAATTGATGGTCGAAGCGGTGAGCGCCTTGGTCCCGGCGGCAACGACAGTCGCCACATTATCGTTGACAACCCTGCCCGCCTTATACCCAAAGACTAAACCAGTGGTTGTATCGGGGTCCTGGGCGAAGAGGTTGGAGACTGCGGCCTCAGCGTCAATTCGCTCCGTAAAGTGCGTGGTCGTCTGGTTTAGCTTCGCGTTTGTAAGTGGGTCAGGAGTAGCGTCGCCCCCACCCCAAATATAAGGTTCTGTCGCCATTAAATATCCCCCGGCCAGGTCATTATCCCGGTTGTTTCAGTCGAATCAAGTTCTGTCAGCGCTACCGGAATTGTATAGATATTGCCGTCTTCATCTTCCCCCGGAGTGGTGAACGTAATCGGCGGCTGCCCCGATGGCCTCCTACTCAACCCGCCCTCTCGCGCCATCGCCTGCACCCGCCGAACTGACTCTTGCGCTGACAGGTCGATAGCCTCCAGCACCGGGTCTTGAATCTGTGCCCTCATCTACTCAACCTCCCGCGCCGTAACCTGCATCCGGTCCTCTTTTGCACTCCCCGAAAGCGTCACGATGTCACAGGGGATGTTATCGACTGTTATCCGGTCGCCGGGGTACAGCCCCTTGTGATAGAAGGTCTGGAAGCTTTGAAAGCGCGGTGGACGTCCTTGTCGCAAGCGCATCGAGCGTCCCACGATAGCCGCGCTGCCCTGCGTCCTGATCGAGCTCTTGTAAATCTTCGGATGTGGCTTGTAGCGCCCGATATAGGTGCGTGATTGCAAGTTACCGACAGGCCCGGTGAACGACTGCCACAAAATCTCGTGGTGTACAATCGCGGTGCCGTCGCCCTTGTCCGTGCCGTGGATTGGAAAGAAGTTGTAAAAGTCCGATGTATCCCGCAAAAGGTCCAATGGAGCAAGGGCACGCAGCCGGTGCGGGTAGGTCGTTGACGACTGCCCTGCCCTACCGCTCGTAAATGCTGCATCCACGCCATTGGTTTGCGCTACGGAGGTGCTGCGCTTGGCATACGTCCAGATGCCGGTCAAATGGTTCTGATAGAGAATCCACCCCACGCCGTATTCCTCGACGATGCCCCGCAAGTAATCCGCCACGCTCTGATCGTCCGCACTCGCGTGCGCCCAGTCCTCACCAAAAGCCGCCTTATCCAGCTTGACGCCTGCCGTCGCCGACACGCCGGCCATATGCTCTTCCGGTATCCCAGCCCGCTTCAGACCGCGCCGTATCACCGCCCCCACATACTGATCGTCACCGATTATTTCCCGGTCACCCAGTAATGTTTCTTCAAGGATGAACCACATGTCGGATGCTTCAACTTCGAGATGGGTGTCGCCGCGCATGGCTGCCGTGCCAACGTTCTCTTCCGATTTGGCCACGTTCGATATTTGCGCCTTTTGAATGACGCCCATTGCCATCGCTACAGTGCCGTCCACATAGAGCCCACAATAGTGGTTTGCCAGCCCTTCGTTGCGGTGGAGAATCGATGCCTGTGTCCGGCCATTCACGTCTCGTAGCGACAGGGCAAACTGCGAGCGCCGCATATCGCCCTCGAACTGCGTCTGTGCGTCCATCATTGGATTGTCGTCCAGCTCGATGTCACCCGTGTCCAGATGCGTCTCCCCTACCTCGCCCAACGGTTCCGGGTCGATTGTAATGTCGCAGCCATAGAAAAATGGCGTCAGGCGCGGGTTGCTGGTTGTCAGGCTGACATAGACTTTTGAGTTGGTGTATTCGGTGCCGTCCTCCAGCCCTACACCCGGTTCATCCTCGATATCGATAGTCGCTGTGGTGCCGGTTGGCGTGTCAGCCATGATGTTCTTGGCCGCTGCCTGCCAGTCCTGAGTCGCAGGGTGGTTGTATTCGCCGACAAGGATACGGCCCCTGACCGCATGGCTCGGATAGCCTACCTGCACAGACCACGTACCGGCCGAACTCGCGAGCGTGAGCGGCCCGCTGCCCCAGGCCGTGCCCGCCTTGCGCGTCTTTAGGATGTCCGGCACCTCGATGGTCTGTTCCTGCCACTTCGCACCCTCGCCCAAAAACACCGTTACCGCCCCGCGCGGCTCCGCATAAAACGTCAGAGTCCAGGCCGTCCCATACCAGCCGTCGCCTCCAGGCTCGATACCCAATGACTCGATAATGGCGTAGAGACTGGCCCGTAGCTCGTTAATGGTATCAAGTTGGTCCGTCGTTGGCTCTTCCACGGCTTGTAGCGCCACCAGGGCGTTTTCGGCCGACTGGCTCCATGTCGGAGCCAGCTTCATAATATAAGCGCGGCCGTCAATAATCTGAAATTGCCAGCCATTCCAACGGGCGCACCATATTGGGTATTCGCCGGGTGGCTTTTCAAGAAACGCCCGAACCGTGAAGGCTTCATTGATGCCGATGAAATATTTGGCCGGATCGCTGATCAAGAGTGCCTGTCCTGCCCAATCTTCCCACGCGAGGGCATAACCGCCTGTATCGATATTTGGGTGCTCGTTATATTTGGTGTTACCATTCGCGCTACCCCAGGCGTCTTTGCGGTTCGCGGTGTCCGGAAACAACAGTATCGGGTTGATAATTGTGGCCCCAATCGATTCTTCGTCTTTGCGAATCGGGCGCACATTTTCGAGCGAGAGAGGGCGGCGCTTGGATGCAGTCACAATGTCCTGCGATGAAAGCGTGATATGGCGCGCCGGTTGTCCGACAACACCCACATACCCTTTAACAACCAAGCGAACAGATAATCCCATTAGGTTTCAGGCACCAGTGCCCAGTTGCGCCCCAGGTCGTGCGAGCGCCATTTCTTCGTCCCTGCCCCGTTCGTGATTTCGAGCACTCCGCCGCGCTTAACCAGACTCAAGGGTTCCTTACTGTCACTGTCCAACTCGCCGACCTTGACCATGAAACTCAGTTGCGCCCCGTCATCGTCCGGCGCATCCGCGCTCCAGTCGGTGCCGTTGACCGACAGCTTGTAATAGACACCTGAGGGTAAGGGCAGGTATTTGATGGCCGCACTGCCCAGGGCGTTCGGGGCCAGGGCATTGCCCAGCGGCACCACCACCCCGCCTCGATACTCGCTATTCCAGACAGTAGCCATAAGCTCCTTCGTTCTCAGACGGTCGGCACTCACCCATATTTCATAAGTGCGGTCACTGTAAGAATCGACAGGTGAGCGCCGCTGTGCGCCCATGTAAATCCGGCCGTCTTTGCCTTGCCATGCGGTCGGCCCCTTGTAGCCGGTCCATGTTTGAGTGAAGGCACCCAACCGCAACGTCAATGTCCCGCCCTCACTGACTGTAATCTTCGGCATCTGCGGGGCGAGTCCCTGAGTCACAAAGCTCCTGACAGGGAAGCGGTCCTGAATCGAGACATAAGCAATAACTTTGACGCTACCGCCCATGTTGTCGCTGATAGTGGCCCGCACTCGATAAGCTGAATACGTTGAAGGCAGCCCGTTCCCGGTTCGTCGCTGATAATACGAATAGGCGGTGTCGGCGTCCAGGTGTGAGAATGAGTCGTCGCGTGGTTGCGCAAACTCATGCACGATCGTGTCGCCTGATCCGATCTGCTCCCAATCTCCCAGCCGCGTCGTGTCTTGCGCCTCCCATGTCACCTGAACCGGTGTCGATAAATGCCCTGATCCCGGAATGGCCGGTAATGTGAATTGGAATGTATAGAGGTCGATGGCCTCTATTTCGATGGGCTCGAATGGCGTAGCGACGAAATAGGCAAGCCGACTCTCGTATGCTGTTTTCCAATAAGAGAGAGTGCGAAAATCACCGTCCTGCATCGGTGGCGTGTTGAATAAAGTGAACTCGCCAGCTGCCCGCCTTACGGGGTCCAGGTGGACTCGCAATGCGGTTTCACCGGCTAGTTGCACTGTCGTCGTATCCGGCGGCCGAGTGTTAGCTGAGGTCTTATCTGTAGCCACACTTCTCATAAGCCAATAACCCGGCCCCACCCCGGCCTGCGCAAGACCGATGCGGGTTGTTGCCTGAAGGTCATAATGCAACCCCAGGGCTATCGGTATGTAGTCGGTGATGGAGGGCATAGCTACCTCCTCGCCACAGCCAGGCCGCGGGACAGCGGGTTCGGGATGATGATGTCATCGAAGGTAATCCGGTAGCTGCCGTTCGGCTCCTGACCAACTTTATGCTTGGCCCGCACCTCCTGCGCCCCGCCTCTTCGAGCACCTGCCGCCTTCCCGCTCCCTTTCTTCGACAGCGCCCGAATCAGGGCATCTTCGTCGCTGTCCGACTCCAGCACACCATCCGGGATATAGACTTCGTTGCCGGTGATTTTCGCGCCCTTGCGTATCGCCTCCTGAATGCGTGCGGCTTGACCGCCCTGGTTCGACATGGCGCCAAGAGAAGGTATGAGGGCAGCCGACTTTGTTACCGGTTCAGTTGCTATGGCTGGGGACGCCGCGGCGGCGGCTACGGCCGGCATCACTTGCGCTGGTGCCATAGCCTGCGGTCCTGCCTTCTGCATCGCTTCGACTTTGGCCAGTGCCGATGTAATATCTGGCGGCGCGCTGTCATCGTCGGCGTTTTCCTCACCCTTATACGTCTCCCAGTCCAGCAGCTTCTGGCCCTTTTTACGGCGGCTCTCGTTCTGCATGTCGAAATTCTTACGGAGGAAAACATCGCCCTCCTCTTCCGCCTGCTTTGCCTTCCGGTTCTGGAACCACACCAGCGCGGCCGTAATCGCTGCCATGACTGCCGCGATGGCGAGTACGAGGGGCAGGACCGGGGCAAGCGCCGCCCATATCGCAATACCTGCGCTCATTGCGGCGGTGCGAATCGCGGTAAAGGAAGCGACGCCGGTGATACCCATGGATTTTAAGCCGAGGGCAGTCATGCCGACCTGGCTCGCCAATCCAAGCACTGAACCGGTCGCGGTAAGCGCGGTGCTGCCCATATACTCGATATATCCGGCGGTTTCATTGAACCCTTCCGACGCCCCAATTGTCGCCAGTATCTTGGCACCCATCGAATCAAGTTGCGCCTTCGCCTTGGACGCACCGACCCCGAGCGAAGTCATTACATTATCAACTTGCAGCGCCATCCGATTGGCCGCAATCTCGCCCTCGCTCATGCCCTGAGTTATGCTCAACGCATACCGTTCCATCGAGCCTTTAACTAGCTCGAACATTCTCCTCTGTTTCTCGGCGTGATCCGTAATTTTTGAAAGGGCATCTAGGTCTTTGGGGTCCAAAGTTACGCCAGCTTTCGCCAGTTGTTGGGCATTGCCTTTACTAAAAGCCTTGCCGAACTGAACGGCAACACTCTCCAATGACTGTCCATAGAGCCGTGATTGACCAATGAGTCCCGGCATTATCTCCTGAATTTGCTTAGCGTTCAAGCCAAAGCCCAAGAGCCCCGCGGCGGCTTCTTTCAGTGGGTCGTCGTCAACAAGTGCGGCCTCTTCGGCCAGCTTCCCGGCCCAGCCCGTCATTTCTTCGATGGCCCCGCCCTCGCCACGCTTGTTCAGCATGGCTTCCATCATCTTCTGCGCCTTCTCGCCTTCCTGCGCGGCGCGCGCGAGCGAATTGCCCAGCGCCATACCAGCGGCACCCGCCACAGCGAGCCCTGCGCCCCAGTTGCGCGACTTCTCCATCACCGCGCCCAATTTCTCGGAGTCGGCCATGGTGGCGCGAATGGAAGAACGGAAACCATCGAAGGCACCGGCCATCTTGCGACCCGCACCTTCAACGTCGCTGCCCATTTTCTTACCGGCGTCGCCAGTGTCCTTGAGTTCGCTGCGGACTTTATTGCCGCCCATTAGCGCTAAGATGATGTCAATGCGGGTTGCTATTCGTTATCACCTCCATGCGTGGTGTATTGCATGACCGGCTGCAGATTCAGGGACGGGTCGGTAAATGTCTCGTAGTAGAAATCAAGCCCCTGCGCGATGTCTTTCAGGGTAGCGGGGTCGCATCGTCTGTATTCTCGAAGGACTCCGAGGCGGAGGGCGCAGAGTGTGGCGCGTCGTTGGACTTCAAGGATTCCTCGCCCGAAATCGGCGGCATCTCGATTTCGCCGTTCAATATCTTCTCGCCCAGTTCCATAGCTATTTTTTTTTGAGTCCAGAGCGTCGGGTTGAGGTCGGTGATAGCATCGAATAACTGAGCAATGGTCTCAGCCATCTCCGGCTCTTTCATAATCTCTTCGAGTTCGCTAGTCTCGGTGGGATTGCCGTAAGCGTCCGGCATAATGTAGGGCACCGGGTTAAAGAACGGCTGTGGGTCGTTTGGCCCCTTAACCACTCCTGTCTGAATCACGGCACGCACAAACGCCGTAAAGACCTTCGGCCTGCTAAAAACGAGCGTACCGTCCCCCCAGTCCCGGACGCGCATATACGTTTCGTTGGTCGTGGCGTAGTCCATCTTGAGAAGATGCCATGTGCGTCCCTCGATTTCATGCGGCTCGATCAGGCTGCTGCGGCGTGAGCGGAGTTCAGCAAGTAGTGCGGCACCTGTTGAGGACGCCTGCTTGTTTTCTGCGACAACTTTCGCTGGGTTCGGATACGTAGCCTGCCTGCCATCCGGTCCCGTCACGGTCGTTGTGCCGTCCGGGTTCTGCACGAAACTAATGCGCGGCTTATCCGCCTGCTTCTCTTCCGCCGCTTTCTCTGCGGCGTCATCGTGGTACACACTGACGAAGTTTGAAACGTCTACCATACATCCCCCTGTTAGTTGTTGTGACCGCCAGCCGCTTTGCGCACAGGGGAGCACGCCGCGCTCTGACGGTCGCCTGATTAGTTGAGCATCCCGCTCTCAAAGTCGAATGACCATTTAGCCGGTCCGGCGCTAAAATCGTATTTGGTATTAGTAACTTTGATGTTGGTGTATGCCGTGAGTGAAGGCAGAACGGTGTCGGCACCGACAGCCACCGCAAGATCGCTGATAGTGTCTCCAACATCCGGCAATGTGCCGCCGTTGTTCACGCTACCCAGCCATCCCGAGATGGTGCCGGTCAGCTTCTTATTGGTAAACACGCCTTCTTCAAGCGTCGAGTCGGATGCAGTGGCATCAACCTTATTCTTGGTCAGGTTAAGGCTGATCGTGTCCCAGATGGTCTTTCCGCCATCCGCCGTTACTGCGAGCTGTGGCCCAATGATTCTAGGTGTGGTTAGTGCCATTATTTAACCTCCGGAAGTGCGTTGATGGAAGGTGCTTCCGGAGCCACCGGCGCGTCAGCCTTCTTCCCTTTGCTCTCTTTGGCCTTTTCTCGTTCCTCGATAACTTCATCGGGAAACGTGATGCGGCCCTCGCGCTTCACATCGTCTTCTCGCATTTTGGTAGCAGTTTCCTCACTGACAAAATACTCACCGGCATCGTACTGCTTGCCGTTGATTTCGATGTGGCGCTTTATGTTGACCTTGACTCTCGCCATTGGATTGCTCCTATCGTTCGTAAAAAAACGTGATCGTGTGAGACGAGACATAGACCGGATACCCTGAGGGTGCGTCAATGCGTTCCACTGGTCCAGCTACCTCTATCCCCCACAAACCCGCCTCGTTAAATGTGTTGTAGTTGTCCTCAATGGCCGCTATTAGGGCGTCTGAGAGGAGCTTTTGACTGCCTACTTCATTCGCCTCCCCTATCCGGCCACCGTTAGAGTCCGTTGCCTTGCATTCGGCCAGGACTTGGGCTCGCCTCGCACTATGACCCCATTCGTCAGCAGATTCGTCGCTGCGGAGCGAGAACACGCAATACGGCCTCCCGGCCCGGTCGGCTTCTGTTGGCTCATTGCGCGCGAGAATGGAGTCGGCGCCGTTCCATTTAGCGAAGTCAGTCGAATCACTCAACTGCCCCTGGAGGAACGCCTGAATGTAAACGAGTCCTTCGTCAGCACTTGTCAACATTACAGCCCTAACTCCCTGCGAAACGCATCCTCGAAAACTGCCAATGCCTGCGGCTCAGTGATTTGAGCAGCCCTATCCGCTGCCGGATTAGACCGATTCACGCCATCGGCACCAGTCGGAAGCCTAGCCAACCGCCCCTCGTACTTCGCCGGTTCCCCGGTCGTCGTAATGGTGCGCTCGCCCTGCCGCTTCTCAATACTCTGTTCCCCTGCCCAGCCGCCATTGGTGCCCTTGCGGGTCCATTTTGGCTTGCCAGTCGCGGAACGCGGTATCGGACGCCGATAGGTCTTGTCGATTTCGCGTTTCTTCGCCCTCAGTGCCAGATTCGCCGTCGCATCCAAGCCCGCCTCAACAGCCGCCGGAGAGCGATTCTCGTAGCGGCTAACGAGATCATTAAGGCTTGACATGTCGATTCTGATATCTAGCATGAGCTTGAATATTCGTCGCAATCGTAGCTGTCACCGGTGCCGATGGTCCAGACCGCCACGCCGTTGCTCGGCGCATCGCTTGGCTGCATGCCGGTCACAAAGCTGATGGATTCTATGAGGCCACCCATCAACTCCTCAATTTCGGCCTTGACAGCATTCACCTGGTCCCACTGCCTCGCAGAACGATACAACGATTCCTGCGTATACAGCGACACTGCCTGAGTGGCTAACTCCTTCTGCGTATCCAGCTCTGCCTCGATCTGGTCTGAGTCATAGTCGGGATAGGCTATAGCCATTGCGGCGTCGGAAAAGGGCCACACAAACGGCGACGATGCCCTCGCCAACTTCCCGGCCACCAGTGCCGCCTTACGGGTGATACGCTGCCCGATGTCGGCTTCTAGTGCGGCCTCGCTCACCAGTTCGATACTGACTTGCTCGGGTCGCAGATCGGCCTCCTGGCGGACACTGGCAGCGGTGGGAAGTTGGAAGGGGTAGGTGGGCATGAGAATAAGGGCCGGTTGATGTTATCGCGCGGCCCAGAGGCTTACTTTTCAGTAAGAGGCATAATGACCTTGCCGTCAGGATCAACAATGTTGTTGTCAACAATGTAGCGATCTGGCCGCTTTAGTTCAGCCTCAATCTTTCCCTTGGCTTCGGCCTTTGATTGCTTTTCGGCCTTATCCTGCGCTTCGGCTTTCGCTTTAGCTTCGGCATCTGCCTGGGTATTGGTGTTATCCGCCATCATTCACTCCTTAGAGGGTCGGTGCCGTATAGGTCGTATCGCCGGTGTAGAGCACGGCAGCCATGTGGCGCTGGGCCACTGCAATGCCGTAGTCGCGTGCCATCGTGCGAGCGCGGAGCGGGTAAGATTCGTCTTCGGCACGAATGCCGAAATCGGAAAGAGTTGGGTCGTCCTCCTGAACGCGGAATGCCAAAGGCTTCATCCCAGCGGTGCCGGTGTCAACTACTACGATGTAATTGGCAGGCATCCACGGCTTAACCCAGACTTCGGCGGCTCCATAGATACCGATAGCGCGATCGCCGGTGTTATTCACGTCCAAAGCACGGCCCTGGGCGAACGTTGAATCCAACGGCTGGCGAATACGAGCATCCACATAGGCTTGGAACTGCCCTGCAGCCGTGTACCCGCGAATCGTTGCCTCCAGTGATGCAGGAATCCACATCACCAGATTAGAAGGCACGCCATGCTCCAGAACCGTGTTCACGAGCGCCGTCACGTCTGTAGCTGCTACAGCTCCACCGGCGCGAGCCAGGTAGTGGGTGTGCGCTGTAGCATCGAACGTTTCGCCATTCGGACCCAGTGGGACGGCCGTGCTATCCGCATTCAAAAGAGCGCGGACCGGGAGTGTCACATTCGCGGACTGCTGATTCGCCAGACGGTCCTTGTACGTAAGTCGATTCGTCGGCGTCATCAGTGCGATCTTGATTTGGCGAACGATCTGCTTGCGATCCGCGTCCGCGTGAGCATTCATTTGCGCCACAACTTCCGCAACCTTAGCCACACGAAAGTAATCTCGCGTCCACTGCATCGAAGAGCCGAATCGGAATAGGGGGAACCCGATGTTGTAACCGGTGCTGGCCTTCGAGGCGTCGGGGCGCGACTGCTCTCCCATCTGCTCATTAACAACATCATCGAGCCCGCCATAGGCGCGAAGGCGATCAGTAGTGCGAACACACAGCGCCCCAGTCATTTCGTTAACCCATCCATTGTGGATATCAGCGGCGCGCTGGAATTCGCCGAAGAGGTTGGTCTCGCCAAACTGCGCAACGGTCTGTTGCGAGGAGGCGACGCTATCTGCAATTTGAAGTGTTCCGTATGCCATCGTCTAATCGCCTCCTTAGGCTGGGTATGCGGTCTCAAGAACCTGCAAAACACGAATGCGGCCACCAGTAAGACCAATGGCGCAGGGGCGAACCCCGCCGGTTGAAGCGGCGTCAACAAGCCCCCCCTCCACAGTTCCACTCAGGTAATAGAGCTTGCCGGGGGTTGTCGATGTGGCTGCATAGTTGAAGTTCACGTTGGCCCACAGCGTAACGGGCTCACCTAACGCCGCCTCGTGGCCTGCCCAGCCCATAATAAGGGCGTTGGCGTCAGCTACTGCGCCATTCGAAAGTAGTACCTTGCCGGTACTTGCAATCAGGCAAGCGTCGCCGGCCGCAATGGCCTCGCCTGCCTCAAATGTGCCGAGTCGTTCACCGGCATCAGGCAACACCGTACAAACTGTCGGAGTGCCGCTTTTTGTTAAAGCTGCCATGATCTATGGCTCCTATTTTAAATTTGATATCCGGCCGGACGAGGTAAGTCTTTGACGTCACTCGGGCGACCACTCGGTACCGGCCCCGGCCGCATTCCACCGGCCGCCGGCACGCTCATGAGCGAATTCGCTAGCGGTTCAAGCTTTTTGATTTCCTGCAATCTCTGCAGGGCATCGCCTTCTTTGGGGACAAGCGCCTTTACTTCTTCGGGCCATTTCTCAATCCGCTTGTCAATGTCGCTACCCAGTAACGTCTCGTATTGGGTGAGCTTTGCGTTTGCAGATTCGAGTTCGCTTTGTGCGGTTTGCAGTTCGGTGGTTCGCGTTTCGGCGAGCTTTTGAAACTCGCCCTGCTTAGCCAGCCGTTCCTCTTCCGCCGCCTTCTGCTGCTTTTCGAGCTCTTCCTGCTGCTTGCGGCGCTTCTCGTTCTCTTTGTTGAGTTCGTGGATGCGGTTCTGGGCAGATTGGAGCTCGGCTTGAAGCTGTTCCGGGGTTTTGGCTGTCTCAGCCGTTGCCGTCGTAGTTGCTTCGGTCCCTGCGGGTACTTCGGTGGCTGCCGTCTCGGCTGCCGGGGTTTCAGTAGTTACCATCACGGTAAAAATCTCCTGGTTTTGTGCCCATCTCGGGCAAATAAAAAAGCCCCACGCTAAAAGCTGCTCCGAGGAGGTCGCTTCTAATGTGGGGCGTAGGTAACAAAATGTTACGGTGGCCTATTCAGTTATTTTGCTTAACGCTCTTTTTTAACTCGCTCTCAAGTTGGTGAGCGTGTGCCAACACCTTAGGATCACTGGATTGCTTAATGCGCCCTAAATGGCTTTGGACGGCACGTAGCAGTCTTAGTGAGTCGATTTGGACCCTTGGTGTTGTCATTTCTATTATACCCGAAAACATATAGCTACTAACAGGGAAGGCGATTATCGCTTATAGGGCGTATTGTTTTGCCAATCGGCTTGCTTCGCCAGCAAAAGGTTGTTGTGTGCCCAAGAGATTATCAATCATGTGTGTCACATCCTCCACCCCGCTCTCGTGTCTTTCGGACAACTCTCGCAAGATTATCTTTGATGTAGGGCTCTCGCAGTCGTCAAGCAAATCCTTTATGGTTCGTTCCGCAAACTCAAGAGGGATTAAGAAACTCGCGTGAATTAGTTCATGCCTGATAATGTGACTGCGTCCGATTGCATCGGCATCTAAAAACATTGGACAAATGCGAAGCTGTACACGCCGGTAATCGTAATCAATGCTGCACCGCGCAGCCACTTCGGTGTCTTGTGCGTCCCAGAGCACGCATAGCTCATGTGCCCACGGTGGAATAAGCCACGCATGTTCAGGAAGTAGCTTCTCGATGGTCTCCTTTATCTCCGGCGGCCAATCGTATTGATACTGAATTCTGCCATTTCTTTCGACGCACTGATTCATTAGCCCCCCAAACTCACAAACTCACTTTGCTCCCGCCGTGTCACGATCACGCAATGGCAGTTGTTACGGCACTCACCCGAACCTATCGGATATTCGCTCTCCATTTCATCTATCGGCACCCATCCAAGCGCGGCCCATTCGACGCACGAAGGACAGCCATCAGTCGCCCCGCGTATCCGCCTGGCCTCAATCGCCCCGCCCTCCTTCATCACCTGCAGCCGTGTATTTTCGTAAGTGGAACGCCCTGCATCGGCATACTGATAAACATGGGCAAGGAATGAACGGCGCTCGAAGTTCTTGCCATACAAGCCCCGTTCCGCATCCTTCATGCGCTGCTGCCAGAACTCGTATTGCGTCGCTACGGTGTCCGCCACCTTCTCATAGTCTGCGGGCCGCATCTGAGACCATCCACCGCGCGCCAGGGCCGCATTAGCGGTGTGGAGCGACTTGATGAGTCGCTTGCCCTGCAAATCGAACTCTGACAGGGTGAGTTGCTTGGCTTGCAGTCCTTGGGCGAGTGCGAAGATTTTAAGCCTCGTCTCGTCCACAACCGCCTCGGCACCGGCTTTGATGAACGCAGGGCGCACCGGCTGCTGATTGCGGCCAGTAACGAAGGTGCGCTCCGTGCGGAGCCAGGAGAAGGGGTTGGGGGAGGTCATGGGCTAGGCAAGCAACTTGTGTCCGATAAAACCAATAAATAAGCACAGCAATGGCGCAATGAAAGATGCGAAGAACTGCCGTAGCGCCCGGCTCTGCCTTTCTTCGTCGTCTTGCGGTGCCGCATAAACATCACTCACTTTGGTTATCAGAAATCCGATAATGAGCATGATGCCAAACGAGCCATGAAGCGTAAGCGGTGAAACGCGAAACTCAGGCACCACAAACCAAAGCCACAACACAGAGAGTGTCCATACTCGCAGAAAGACGCCTGGCAGAAATAAAAGCCACGACGTCAGTCGATAAGTCCTGTCATCCATCCTTAGCCTCCCACAACAGCCTCAGAACCTTCCCTGAGACCCGTTTCACACTATCTCCATCCAAATACTTCACCGGCTTCTTACGCGCCTCTAGCCCTGTCAATAGCGCCTGAGCCTCCGCAATGTCGGCCTGACTAATTGACGACTGCTGTCTCAACTGTTCGCGTGTCAGCGTTGGTATCTGGGGCATTGAATCCATCTCCTAGCGTTCTCATGTCTGATTCGTTTTGGGCTTTCTGGAGAACTGCAAACTGCTTCTTGTCTCCGCTATCCATCTCCACAAACTGATAATCAATAGGGAACTCGGCATCCATGCCGGCACGCTTGGCTGCAAAGTACGCCATCTGGTCTGCCCATTTCTCGGCGGTGGTTTGGGGAACAAGTGGGCGCGAGTCGATAGAAAAGTCCAGGTCTCCCCGGTCGTAGCTCTCAAGGCTGAATGGCGCGAACTTCTTTTGTGCTTCAGTGTTGGCCGCCCATCCATTCACGCCATCGATGACACGACGATTGCGTTGCGCATACCTCATCCCGCCGATAGCGAGCTTCATCTGTGCTAACTTCCGATACTGGTTATCGTACCGTCCCCTAGCGCCCTGCACATAACCCTCGACGTTCCCCATAAGCCGCTGAATGGCCGGACCCGTCAAGGTGCTCATGGTCGCCATCTTCTCGTACATCGTGGTCTCAGGGTGATCGCGCTCTATTTCCATCCCGAGACGTTCGGCCAACGCAAGGGCAGATGCAATATCGAGGTTGTTGGGGATGCCCAAAAGGGCAGCGTCGCCCTTAATCTTAATAGCCTTCAAATCGTTCTCAGATACCTTTTCGCCGTTTATGGTAAGCGCGGTTGCGTCACCTTCGCCAGTGATAAAGAACGGACTCTGCGAATGGATGCGGATATTCGCATCGATACGAGAAATTAGGGAATTAAGGCGCTCGATCTTGTCCCATGAGCGAATGGCTGGCGCTCCAAACCATGAGGCAGTCTTGCGGTGTCGAATCCACACCATCGGTACGAAGCCATAAGGATTATCTTCGATGAACGGCTCTCTATCTATGTCCTGCCAGGTGCGTATTTGCTGCTTATCGCATTCCTGCCGATAGGTCTTAGAACGCCTGTCCGAGCGGTCATAGTAGGAATATTCAATTTGATAATAGATGACATCGCCGCGCCCATTGAATTCAACATCCTTCACATGGCCCGGCTGTATGACCTTCGGGTACACCATGCCGCGCTCAACATCATCGTCCACAATAGCCACGGCGTCGCCCATCGAACCGCCAAACATGACGAGGGTATCTTTTTCCTCTTGCCAGTTGCCCCATTGCCAGGACTGAGCAACCGCAAGGCGGATACGCGGGTCAGTGTCCTTTGAAAATGGAATGGCGAGCGCTGTGCCATCAGGCGGTGGGTTGCCGTCGTTGGTGAGGATACCCTGCCAAATCGCCCCCATGTAGAAATCGACTTGGCGGGTCGTCGGGTTCTCGAACGCCTTGGTACGCAGGTATAACCCTTCGCTTTCAGCATATGCCGCCCACTGAGAGACACGACTGAATGCATCGTTGGAGTAGGCTGCCCATCCGAGGGCATACTGCCTCTGTCGGCGGTCGTAATCATTCGACAGCACCACATCTGCCGGATTCTGAAGTGAAAGCCGGAAGGCACTATAAGCGGATTGTAATGCTGCCATGTAATTCCTCATCGTTATAAGCTACTCAATAAACTGTTGGCGCTTTGGTCGAAATTCAACTCTTGTGACCTCGGCTTATAATTCGCCAAATTCCACCCGTCTGCCAAGTCCGGCGAAAAGCCCAAGTCCTTCTTGATCTTTTCCTTCTCCGCCACAATTTTTCTCCCCGCACTGTCCGGCTTCCATGTCGGTGTCGAAAGCTCCCTGATCAAGTTCTCCCGAATGTCTTTCGGCAACCTCGAAAAGTCCAATCGGTTCAACCGAGCATTCTCCCGCGTCGCCCAATATAACTCGCTGCGAATGTTCTTGAACGAGTCCGGCTCATTCACATCGGTGCTGCTGCTATTCACCGCAATCACGTTGTATCCCTCGGACTTCAACATGTCGTACGGTCCAGTTCCAAGCCCGCCAGTCGTATCGATCTTGATCGGGATGCCGTCCTCAACCTTCGCACACCTCGCCGGATACCCCGTCAATCTCTCGGCCTCCTTGGATTCCTCCCGCAACGCACTAGCGACCGCCACATTGTCCATCATGCGCACTTCGCGGCCCCGCAAGGCGCATGGCCCCTGCTTGACGAAGATAGTCGTCCTGTCCGTTCCAAAGCGCGCCGTGTCGCATCCTATCTCCGGCTTACCTTCCGGCTCCAATATCGGCAGATTGGTCAACCATCCACGCGGTATAGCCTGCCTGTCCGCTTGCGTCGGAAACTCGCCCAGCGCCCTACCCTGGAACACGGCGTTCGGTAAATAGAACCACTTCTCGCTATCCGCCCGAATCGAACGACCATTAATGGCTGCCTCAATGACCGGCAGGGAGTAGAACTCAAACGCATCGCCGGTCTGCTCATCAGTACGATCGCACTCCTTCTCCAGCATTTCCTTAAGCCAAAGCAACCGCACTGCAAGCGGGAACGGTGGCGGCTCACACCGTAGCTCTGCCTCAATATTTGGATGGTCAAACACGCTCACCGAAAGCACGTTATACACCGAACTGCTGCAATGGTCTCCAAAGCTCGTTGCCTCATCAGTCGGGTTAGCGATTTCGAGAACACGGCAATCCGGATGTGTCATCAATCCATCGATAGCTTCGAAGATATAGGTCGGGACCCCTACGGCTTCCTCTACGATAATGAGGATTGGCGCTGCATGCTCACCCTGAAAACCTTCCCCACTCTCGGCGTTCAATGCCTGGATGAAGTGAGCACCGGCGGCATCTTTATCTTCGTCCCGCACCACCCCAGACTCAAGAATCTCGCCCGCCATCCGCTTGCTGCGCCGAAACCGCTTAACTTGTTTAAAGGTGAGCCCCAGACACTGCTTCCACGTCGGAGCGGTTATGTAGACAATGTGCTCGTCCCAGCAGTCGTACCACCAGCAGGCAGCCACAGCAGCGGTAAAGGTCTTACCGATGGCGTGGGAAGCCTTGGCGGCTGTCCTGCGGTTCTCGACCAATGACTGCAGGATGCCGGTCTGCTCGGGTGTGAGTTCCACCCCGAGGACTTCGCGCGCATACTCATCGGGATGGCTCCGGTAACGATTCTGATTGTCAATGTACCATTGCTCCAACAACAACGCGTCAAGTTCGGCGCGCTCGCCCTCGCTCAAGTAGGGCAGTAATTCGAGCAGCTCGTTGCTCGTCGGTAAGTCCGATGTCCTCGGTTTGGATAGGGCCACCATTTTTGCCAGTCACTTCCGATTTATCCGTAAACAGCTTATGGTGCCGCCCAATATGAACCAGAGCGGCCTGCGGATCGTGAATCTCTAGCTCGATCTCGGTCTCGATCCAGGGGTCTTCCTCAGGACCACCCTGTCGTTTCTTCGGCTTGATTTTCTTCAACAGGTGCAGATTCGCCTGCGCCTCATCGGTCGTCAAGTCCGGCCATAGTTCGCCACCGACACTAGGCTTTAAGAATGGCTTGAGGCTGCCGCGGGCTTGATCTCCGAGCCTAATCAAAACCTCGTCCGCACTCATCGTCTTCTCGGCGATTCGGCGTGATATTTCGTCCTGAATTACCTGTTTTTGCCTGTTTTCCCATCCTGCCAGCTCTGGATCGGCATAACCCGCCTGCCGCGCTGCCTCGGTCGCATTCCAGCATGTCAGGTACGCTTCTACGAAGATTCGCTGCTTATCCGTCAGTTTCGGAAGAGGAGTTATCGCCTCGACCGGACTTTCGGAGCCACGGTCGACCACCGGCTTTACCGGCTTTGGCTTTCCCTTCGCTTTCCGAGTTGTCGCTTTCGCTTTGGTTTCCATCGTCAACCTGTAATAATCCGACTATCGCCAGAGTTCTCCAATCTAGCAATCGCTTAATGGCTGCTGCGTCGCACTCCGGCACATCCATGATGAGCCTGAACCCGCCGTCCCGGTTCGCCTTGATGCACTGGTTGTCCGAGAAGGACAGATGCAGATACAATCTTTCTGGCTCGCTCATCTCACCCGCCCCTCAACCGCCTCCAACAACTCCACAATCGTAACCGGCTTAGTCAAATAAGCCGCACCCACATCCGCCGCCTGCTGCCTGTTTATCGCCCCATTAAAGCCCGTAAACATCACAATCCGCGTCTCATGGTCCCCGCTGTCCCGAATCCGCTGTGCCAGCTTCAACCCGGTCTCTTGCGGCATGGCGATATCGAGAATTAGAAGGTCGAAGGGAGAGCCGTCTGCCTTGGCTTGATCATATGCCTCCCAGCCATCGGATGCTGAGTTCGCAGAGTCCACCCGGTAGCCCTTCTGGATCAACATGGTCAGTACCATGTGCCTGATGTCCTGCTCGTCGTCTACGACTAGTATGCGGTTTGGCATGGTAGTTACTTCTTAATTACGACAGCGGCATTTGTGGCTTCCGGAAGGGCTTCGCGAACCCCGAAGGTAAAAATAGCCCAGCCGACACCCAGTGCTATGGCAAGGGCTCCGATAAGCTGCAAGTAAGGCGTCCATGTATTCTTGATTTTGTTTATCAGCCTGGCGTTCTCCCTCTCTTGCTCCATCTTGGCGATCTGAGCATCTTTGAGCGCCATCTGCTTCTCGTGCGCCTCTTGGGCCTGCCTGCCCTGGTTGCGCATGTTCTCGTCATTAATCTCGTAAAGCTTGCCCATCTGGCCGCCCAGTTCTTTGATGCCTTCAGCCATGTGCTCAATCGAGCTGGTAATCTTGGTCTCGAACTGCCCGAATCGCGCATTCAAGGCACCGACACGGGCCTCAACGTCCACCTCTTTGGCGAGACTGGCCTGCCCTGCTCTCAGTTCCGCATGGCCGGTTTCGAGTTTCGAGACACGTTGTTCGATAATGTTGATATCGGGCATAAGATTAATTGAGTTCTCAGATTAATATTCGGCTTCCCAGTGCTATAATCTCATGCACCGCTGCGCCTGTTCACTCAGGTGTGGCGTAGTCTCCGGCACTAGTGGACGCTGGTGTCGGAGGCGTCCTGGTTACGACAACTTACTCGGCTCCGGCAACCTCACTATCAACTCATACGGACCAAAAGCCTCATAGCTACGAATCCCACGAGCGTCGTTGTCTCCTGGTGCAATATGGGACGAGCTGTTCTCAGCGACTTTGTTACCCGCAATGCGAATCCCGACATGACCGTACTTGCCGCTGGTCTTTCGCCCCTTGTAAAGAATGTCACCGATGACTGAGCCATTCTCGACCGGCACAGCGTAGGGTGACTTTTGGAAGGCCAACATGGTTTCGTAGGCGCTGCCCTTCATGTATTTCTGGAAGTATTTTCGATACAGCCGGGCACCATAAGCTTCTATGATCTGGAGCCGCACCCAATGTTGGCAGCGGCCGGCAGTCTTAACGCTCTTATCGGTTAGGCCTTTTTTGGCTTGGTCTGCGAGAGGTTTGTTCATGGTCGTAAATCCCTGAGCCAAATCTTCTTAGGACAAGGCTGTTCTGCCAGCTTCCTTTTACGCGATGGCCGATCCCACTCGCCGCCTTTATTAATTCCAATGCAGCGAAATCCAGCAGCTCGGAGACTGGCTCCATCTTCAGTTATCAGGGTGTAGGTTATGATCTTCGTGTACCCCATCCCCTCCGCAGCTCGGGCACATCCGCCGTAAAGCTTGGTGCAAGCGTTTTTCGTACCATCGGTGCAGCATCGATAAATTTCCGCTGTTCTTCCATCATCTCGATTTCTAGCCACCGGACGACCTACTATTGCAACCCCAACAAGCTTGTCGTCCAAATACACACTATTCGAAAACTTCTGCCCTCTCACCTCGCCATGATTGCGGTGGTTTTCCCGCACATAGGCGTTGGATTCCATGAGGCTGCAAGGCATCAAAGTGAGCGGCATAATCGTAGCGTCACCCCTATTTACCGGATACGCGTCGTATGTGTCTTAATCTCGAACTCTTTGCCGTCCTTTTTCAGGTAGGCAGTCGCCACATACTCAGAATCCACTACACCATTGTCTATGAAGCGGAACATGCCTTTCAGGTTTTCGAACAACTCGACGTATTTGATATATTTCAGCAACTTCAACACAGTTATTTGTCCTCCACAGGTACCGGGTTCTTCTCGGTATTCACGACTTCGGTTTTAATCGGCTTATCACTAGCTCGCGTCATCAGGTTCGGCCTGCCATTGTCCTCAGCCTGCGTCCCGGTCCTACCCAGCAGACCAATCAAACCGATAACGAGACCTACAGCGAAGGCGTCTAGTTTGTCGGGGATTTCAAGGCCCATCAGTGCCGCAGCACAATAGGTGGCAGTCACCAGGAGGGCGCACAGGCAGACTGTGAGGACAATGGAACGTTTGTTGAATGATTCGCTCATAGGTTCTCCTACCAATTCGGATTTATCCCCAGATCCACAAATACCGGACTCAGCTCGTCAGGTGTCAACGGCCATTTCTGCCTCGCGCAATACGGCTCATCCTGCGCGGCATCATAAACTATCAAAATGGCAGGGTGCCGGAATATCGGCAGACTCTCCGCGTGGTGGGCAATGCGCTCGCTCAGAAAGTCGCATGTCGCTAAAAAGTCCTTGAGGTAAGGCAAATCCTCCGGTTCAAAATCGGCTAGAAATGCCTCATCCAAGAGCCGCGAGAGTGCATCGGGTGCGGCAGGCTCCCGCCCAACATATTCTCGATACAGTTCCGCAAGCTCGTTCATAGCCCCTCAATCTCCCACCTTGCCAACTCATGCAGCTGGAACGTGCAGCCACGCTGCCGCCATTTTTGCATCATCCTCAGACATCTCAATGCTGATTTGCGGATTGCCTGGAGTCACAACTCCACAGTAGGGAGCTATTGCCTCTGACACAGCATCGCACAAACTTTGATTAGCCCAATACACTTCTGGGGTGTCGGTCAGGTACTCCAGAAACCGGCCCCAATCATCTCGACTTGCCTTTATCGTTCTTCGAGACGTTGTATCTAGTGCCATCTGCAATCAATCTCCAGCCAGGCGAAGAAAAACATCATCCCGTAAGGGCGAAAGGTCGTCTTCGCTTAACTCCTTGGCATCAACGAGTTTTACCTGGACGTCGTACCCCAGATTTTTCAAAAGTTCGTCGGAGTAAATTTCCCCGCCTCTGGCGATAATTTCCCCGTCCGAAATTACAGCGATGCCTCGGTCGTGAATTTCCACGATAGTAATCTTTTGCTTCGGCTCGTTACTCATCAGTAATCAATCTCCCACCGGCTTAGTTGCCGGTTACACCCCTCGCAGTAATACCCTTCGTCGTTCTGAATCACCATCGTTGCACCGCACAGCCTCGGACAGTGCTCTCGAACCCGGCTATAGCTTCCTGACTCCATCTCTCTTTGCCCCAGCCATTCGTCATGACGGCACAGCGATTCAACTGCCCGTTCGAGTTCGGAGAGGCTATCAGGCATGGTCAGTCAACTGGCGTAAAGTCAAGGTAATATGACTTACCTAGCTCAAACTGCTTGACGGCCTCAGGGTTTAAGCAAGCCATCACCAGTTGGCCGTTTGGGGTCCACCGCCAAAACTTCGAGTTTTCGCTTTCAGGGTCATCGTTACCGTAGACCGCTGAAAGCTTGATGTTGGCCACCGTCGCGCCAGAGTGGTCACAGCTATTCTCGATTGAATTGACTTTAAATTTTGCTCTTACTGACATAATTTCTCCTTAATCCAGCTCGCTGATAAGTAGGTCTAGCGGACAGTGTCTGCCAAACGTCGCTGGCTCATTGTCTCGTGTCTGTGGACACTGCGTCCAGATACAATCTCCATCGCAATCAGCGTGGCACCACGGCTCAGCATAGTCCAGCGGGTTCACCTTCGGGGCCATTGCCTGACGCGCTTCGAAGTCCGCCGCATCCTTTTTCATCAAGGCTAGGGTCGCCTCTTGCTCGCGGCTTTCCATTTCGCACCGTGCCTGGAATTCACTTAAGGCGCTCACACTCCCTCCCGGGAACAGGTGCCGTCTGTGCACTTGTAATCGTAGGCTGTTGCAATCACAGGTCGTCCTCCGAGTCGATAATGGACAGCGCGATAAATTGCGCGGTGCCTAGGGCCATCAGCACCAAAAGGACAAGAGCCATCCAGTCGATGTAGGTCACTCTTCCTCCCGGTAGCAGGTGCCGTCTGTGTCAGGGCGAATGTCCTGCATTTTGTCCTGTGTCGCCCGAAGCCTGTCCAGTCGTCTGCCCTGCAATCCCAACATCTCAATCCGTGGCAGGCTGAATGACCTCTTGCCTCGCCTGCCTTGCTCCACCACCCGCTGCAAGCCACTTTCGCTGCGGCTGATATTCGGGTCAGGTTGTTTCGGTGTGATGCTCATAAGATTTTTAAAAAGACGTGCAGGCCGATTCTCACGGCTTCCGCGTTTACGGCCCGGATGCATCTCCGTCCCTTAGCCTTACGGCGGTTCCCTGAGGGCCCCAGACGGCGCTTTACGTCAATCTACCGGGCAGGTCTATCCCTACTGCTGCACGTCATTCGCAACACATCTCTGCATCACTTCCACACCTCTCGCGTGTGGCGGGGTCGTTCGCCCTACCCTACTCGGCTGGAACCGAGCGGGGCGGACTACGGCTGAAATTCGGGCGGGGAACTCCAGCCATTGATTCTCACCGCAGGACTCGAACCTGCATCCTCCGCAACGCTGCGACGCTCAGCCTATGAGCTTGTGAGAACTTACTTTTGCAAAGCACTAATTGTGGTTCTGTTATTTACGCATGATGAACCACCTCCGGTTTCGTCTACGGCGGTCCTGCTAAATTCTGTCCACTGCTCGGTGGGGTGCTACTACACTTCTTAAAGTATACCCATCAGCAAATAAAAATCGCGTCAATTACTAGCAATTCATGCAACTATGAAATAACTATTCAAAACCTTTTCCACAATCCGCTCTTGGAATCCGGTTTTTGACGCACTTCTCTGATATAGGCATCCAGTTTCAACGCCTGTTCAAAGGTGATTTTTCTTCTCTTGCCTTTGCGAAATCGCCCGAGAAAGCTCCGCATGTGGTGATGGACAGCACCGCTCGAAATACCGTAGCGTGCGGCGAAGTAAGCGGCATCCCAGAAAGGACGATTGTCGGTTATGGGGGGTAGGTTAGGCATTTCGGGTAGCCTCCGGTGCTTCTAGTGCCACTAGGTGATGGTAAGCCCATCCGTCCCTCTCCGGGTATTGCTCCTTGAAGGTATCAATAACCAAGCCCTTCGCCTCGGCCTTGGATACCGCCCAGATGAATACCAAATCATGCATCATCTCGATAAGAATTCCAGGGCTCTTTTTATCATGCCGCACAACTGCGCCCGAAACAGCAAATAATTTCTTCACGATTCTCCCCCCTCCCCTTCGACCCTCGCATGTTGGTGAATAGCCGCAAGGGCGCTCGTGACGACTGCCCATGAGCTGTGGAGGCCCAGGCCCAAGCAACGGTCGCTTACTCCAGAACTCATTGCCGCAATCTCATCCATCACCGCCCTCAACCTCTCCACCTCAGCCACCAGCGCCGGGATGTCGGTGCGAGAGTTGGCGATGAATTCTAAGTTCGGATGGCAGTTGTCAAACCATCCTTCGAGCGGCTTCCAGCCACTTACAACGGTGACACCACGCTCACCCGCGAGCACCAGACGGCCGAGCCACCTCCACGGCCCCTCCGTCGCCTTCCCTGCCCGCGCTTTGATTGGTTCGAGGTCTAAAGTTGGTTTGTTCATCCCTTCACCCACTTATCTGCCGTATGCCCAACACGGACCCGAACACCGGGCTGCGGATTGTTCTCGTCGCAGTAGTACTTGCGCAGGTCTTGGATAACGATCATTGCATCGTCGTTCCAGACAATACCGGTTAAGGCGTCTTCAACGGAACGGGTTATTTTAGTGAGGTCGGGCTTCACTGTCGGATACTTCGGCGCTAAGTCGCGAATCACGTTCTCGTTCTTTCCACTGCCGTAATGCCCTTTTGGGCGTGGAAAATAGAACTCCAGAAACAATACGAGCGGACCCGATACTGGCTCACCGTCGTACGCCTTGAGGGCCGCAGACTTCACGTCTCCGCGCCAGTCTTTGCCGACTTGCCCGCTATCATCCGTTACAATCAGCTTTCCCTTCTTAGAAACAAAAGCCCGTTTACTTCCTGCCGGTTTAGGTATCCCGGCAACCCTAAAATCAACGATAGTCATTTCATTTTCCTTTTGTTCAGTCGTAGGTGTGACCGGCCTTAACCGTCTGCCCATAGGCTTTTCCAGTGCGTTGGATGCGGCGAAGTCGTCCACCCTAAGTAAGTGCGATGCGCAGTACGGGTTTTCCCCTCCACAATGGCTTGCACTGTCAGCCCGACCGGCGGCAAACCATCCTCGATAGGCACCCACCCCGCATCTTCGAGAGTCTTAGGCTTCTCTTCTGTCGCCGGGGCAATGGCTGGAGAAGAAGCCGCAGGTTCTGTGCGGTCATTCCACCAAGCCGCTGCCGCTTCGGCTGTCTCGCAGTCAATTGATTTAAGCCAGCACTTTCGACACTCGACGTTCCAGCATTGGAATTCCCTGTCGTAAACATTCTGTGCTTTGCCGCCGCACTTGGCGAACGGACACGGTTTCAATTCATCCATTCTCTTTCTCCTTCCGCTCCCGCGCTGCCAGAGCATTAGCGTCTTGCGGGGACCACGTTGCCGTCACCTCAAAGTCATATTTGCGCGGTATTACATCGACTTGAACAGGCGTGCCGTCAGGGACACCGTGTTCTTTAAGTGCGACATTGACCGCCTCGGCAAAAGCAACCCGTTCGCCTTTCAGTAACGTATCTACGATAGGCACTGAGATCGTAAGGCATTGTTTAACCTGCGACATGATTCTCCTTCCGCTCCCGCGCTGCCAATTCCTCGCTCGTAAACTGCGCAGTGGTCGTGTAGGTGGTTATGATTTCTCGCTCCCACCGATACAGGCCATTGCACTGCCCACACCGACGTTGCCCGGCATCAAAGCGCCCGGATACTTCCCAACTGTCCGGGTGTTCGTGACCGCAGTGCGGACAAACAATAGCGTCTGTTCCTTCATGGTCAAATTCTTCGTTCATTCTTTACCTTCCTTCTTTTCCCGCGCTGCTAAACATTCGCGGCAGTTATTCGATTCAGGTAGCGGCGGGTCGTCTGTGCCGAGAACTCCAACAACAACCGGATTGGCCTGAAACCCACCGCACAGAGAAATTCCAGACGTTGTTTTAAAGCAATGCCGGATACCGCCCTGAAACGCCCCACGTAACCATTTACCGTCCATCGTTCTCTCCTTCCTTTTCAATCATCAGCACGTGCCCCACGCTCAAAATCCCTGCACCACTCGGGTGAGGGTCATGCACCATCACTCCGTCTTTGTAAATCACCGCATGACCACGTTTGACCCATTCACGAGGCGATGGCCCGCCAGCGATGTAGTAACCGTCAACGCCGGGGCTGAGTGCCTGCAAGCGCGGCCACCAGTCGGCACCCTCTGGGTAGAACGAACCGCCGAAATCATAACCATGCTCCTTCAAAAGGCTGAACAGATTACTGCACCAATCCTCGCTAAGAAATGACGGCATCGCTTCAAGCGGCAATTCAAGCAGGGATGCCACGCAAGCGGCGAAGCAGTTGCCGTGAACCGATTGGTCTTTCGATGTGAACTGCGTTTGCATGACTGGCTTCACGATGTCTCTCCTTCCCCGACCACAGCCAGGAGCGCCGTGAGATACGTTTCGGGTGGGGCCGATACAAGGGCGAACTCATCCGCTGCAAATGGGCCGAAATCCCCGGCCGTCAAAAGCTCGTTAATCAGGGCATTGATAAATGCCTCTTTCTGCTTTCGAGTCGCCAGCCACTTCTCCATCAGCCGAGCCACATGATTGCGGTCTAGGTGCGGAGAATAGTAGTGCAGTATTACGGGCTGCCGGTCTGCATCTATCCATTCGACAATACAAAAGTCCCGCTCGCACTCCAGTAGTAATTTGCCACCACTGGCGTTATAAGCCTTCACAACTTCGGGCGTTGACGTGTTATTGGAGATAATCGTATAGCCTTCTGCTGTTGCCACCTGTCGCAGCAGGGGCAGGTTTTCGGTTGGTTGTGTCATTGTTGCTCCAGAAGTTGATTAGATTTTTCGCTGTCATAACCCTTTAGCCAGGCTGCGATTAAAGTAGGCCGGTCGGCTTCATAGCGCAATTTTTTCTCGGAGTTTGAGTACGGACTTTCGCGAGGCATCTTATGGGCGGCGGCGATAGCGCCCTCTTCTTCAACACTGTCGAGCCCATATTGAAGCCAGGACTCGTGATTACATTCCGGGCAGGGCTTTTCCCCGCCAACAGTCAGGCCATCACCACTGCCACTATCGGCGTCCCACAAATAGCCGTCAATGCAAACTGAGTCGGGGTAGCTACCCGCTCCAAATTCGTATCCCATGTATTCACACATAATCTCTCTCCTTCTCTCCCCACACTCACTCTGTGGCCGCAGAACGGGGGTGTCTAGTCGTTTATTTTCGTCGCTATGGCCCCAAATCTTGACGCTGAGGGCAGGTTCTCTTGTTTTAGGTAGTCGTGGACCCTTGGAACGCTCTGTGGCGCTTCTAGGCCCGTTATTCTTCGTCGTTGGCATAGTGGTCGCGTAAGCAATCGTCGCAGTGAGTCGCATAGGCCGATTCGGTAGGCTCTCCACAATCCAAGCACCTGGATACCATCGGTTCGCACGTGCCTGAGCGAAGACAGCCGCCCATGTGGCAGAGGTCATCAATACACGGCCTAAGGTCATTTGGGCAAAACATGATATTTCCCCTTAAAGCCCTTTACGGCGTGGTTTGCGTCTGTCGTTTCGCTTCGTAGCGTTCGCGGGCGCGCTGTGCAGCTCGGCGGATACCGTGTTGCTCGGTTCGCGTGGACCGGCTGTTGCCTACGCAGTCCGGGCACTGAAGAGTCGAGACTGCAATCTCCAGGCGGTTTACCCAGCGACGGCAGGAAGTGCAGTAGCGGTTGTCTTTGTCGTATTGCTCTTGCACTTCAGCGGCGGGCAGTCCCCACTTCCAGGCGATGCGCCGGGATACGTCGGTTATGTTTGTGCTCATTGTTCGATCCTCCAGGTCAAAGCTTTTCAGGTGCGGTCAGCGTTTTGTGAGTTGCGGCGTATTTCGGCCAATGCTCGGCGAGCAGTTCGGGTGAAAGTCGGCACTCGTAGTGCTCGCGCCACCACTTGTAGAAATTCTTGAAATCCATGTATTGCTGTGGGGTCATGGCGTCGAGCGACACGTTGCAGTCGTCGGCGGCCATTGACAAACCCTTTGGCTCCTGCGGCTTGAATTTCGCCACGGTCTCACTCTCCAAGCCGACGCGACCGCGATTCTCCGGTACCCTAGCGTCCGGCATATCTTCGACCGGCAACCAGAAGCCACACGACGTCCTTTGCTGACACTCCCAACCCGCGCCGTCCGCTGTGAGACGTGCGGGCCATTCGTAGCCGTTTTTCGGCGGGCAGTTGCAAACAATCGCGTTGCCTTTGCGAGCCGTGAGTAGCGCGTGAACGCGCAAGCCAGGGCCGTCGGTTGGTACCGGGAGTGCTCGCACGTTTTCGTCATGGCGCTTCCACTCGCCCTGCTTTTCGACGCGCTGCTCATCGCTGAAAATAGTCGCCCATGTTTCGGCGAAGTCGGCGGGAGTCGGCGGGTATTTCGAGCCAATGACAGTCGCGTGGTACACGTCGCTAATGCGTTCGATAGGAACCGCCGCGAGAATCCGAGCCCAACTCCGGGCAATATCCTCGATCTCCAAAAATGAGATTTTCGCGATATCGGATGTTGGATACGCATTGCGCAAGTCGTTCACCATCACCAGCCATGCCGATTCCGCCTTCGTCAGGGGAGGCAGGTTGTCCTCCGGCTGTTCCCATGTGCTGTTTGAGCGCGCCGTTGATGCGCCGTTTGAGTGCAGCGCTCGTAGCGTCTCGTTGTTCCTCTCGATTTCTTGGCGATGCTCGCTCACTAACCTTCTCCTTCTGGTTCAACAGTCGTTTGATCTCTCTAGAAAAATGCGCCGGGGTCGGTGCGTTGTCGTAGGGCCACACGGCCCTCGCTCTTCGCATCTGCTCGACGGTGTAAATCTTGGCGAGGTCTACGGCGATGGAGGCAACCGTAGCTTTGAACCTCATGCTATGACCGAGGACACGCTCGTCTAGGTCGCATATCTCCAGCAAGGTCAGGTAGTGAGGGGTCTGGTATCGGCTGTCTTCGCCGCCATCCAAGTCGAACGGCCGATGGGGGTCTAAATCCTCTGTAACACCCGCGCCGCGCGCCTGCGCACGCGTTATATCTAATGGGTTATTAATATCTAACTTATGGTTCTCCTTATAGGGAACGTCCATAAAGGGGGTTTGAGGATGGGGGTTTACCGTCCGTAAAGGGGGTTTATCAAAGGGGGTTTGAGGATGGGGGTTTAGGTCAGAAACCCCACGCGAGGATGGGGGTTTAGGTGAATGAGCCTTACCCTTCTCGATGGCCTTACCCTGATCGACATGCAAGAGATATTCGTTCGGCTTGCCTCTGCCACCACCACTTATAATCGTGAGGTATCCACCCTTTGCGAGTCGGTGAATTATCGCGCTGGTGGCGTTCTCCGTCATGCTGCTATTCTCGGCGATGGTCGCGATGCTAGGGTAGCAATGGCCGTCGTCTCGCGCGATGTCGGCTAGGTAGAGTAGCACTAATTTGTCGGTCGGGTTAGTCAGGTGCGGATGCTTCCAGACCTGCTTGGTTATTCTGAAACTCATCTAACCACCGCCGGTATTTGCGGCGTCTCGCCATGTTCAAAGCGGGCAGAACGTGCAGCTTTGTAAGCTGCCTGGATGCGTAAAGAATTACACAGTCCCTTGTCACCACTAACACAATCGCAAAGGCGCTCAAACCTACCTGAGAATTCAATACCTACTTTCTCGCACCGGGGACACTCGCACCAGCAATAGTAACTGTCCCATCCAACCTCATTCTCACCTTCGATCTGAAATGTGCAATAAAGATGTGCGCTATCCTCCCCACCCCAACTATCTTTAGTGGACTGAGGAATATCCCCGAAAAAGACAAAGACCCTTTTCCCGGTGGCGCGTGCCAACGCACTTGCACGTTCTCCTTCGTCGCTTGTAGGCTCACTGCCCTTGATCTCAATCCAGAAATCCTGTTCTGGTAACCAGAAATCAGGTAGATACCGCCCTACTCCTTCAAGATCAAACCCCTCCTTCTCGTACTCATAAGGCACCCCGAGGGCGTTGAAGAATACCGCCCACCGCGCCTCTGACCTGCTTCGGAACCTGTGCCCGTCATATTCGGTTTCAATCGCTTTTACATACATATTAAGTTCCTTCCCTCGTGTCTCATCGCCGAGGACGGGGACATGTCTTGCTGCCACCGCTTAGATGACAGTATATCATAGTGTCTAATGTGTCTAACAGGTCCAATTTGCCTTTTATGACCATATTGCTTACAATTCTAGTCATGAGTAGCAAATCAAAAAAAGCCGAATCCGATGAGGTTACGATGCAGGAGGCCATGAAAATCACTGGCCTGTGCCGCGCATCGATCTACAACCGCATCAAAAGCGGTGAACTCAAGAAACTCCCCTCAAAAACCGCCCACAAGCGTCCACTAGTGAAATTCCTCCGCGCCGACGTTGAAAAGCTCTTGAATCAGCCCGAGTAAATCAGTGACCGCCACACTCGCATCGGCCTTGCGTGGCACACCCGGGACCCTGAGCGCCGGTGCTGATCGGTTGCCTCTGCAATCCCGTCACGCAGCGCACGTTGCATCACGCCGCCCCACGCCCTGCCCTCGCGCGGCGTCACCTCACAGACCTGTTTCACATCCTCAGTAGTGAAGAACTGGTTGCGCTCGGCAATAAATCGGAGAGCGATTTCAGCGCACCCGATAAAACGCACGTCGGCACCGTCGTCTGCTCTGGCAATGCCTTCATCTGCGGCGGCGATAGCATCCACGAGATTAAGCTGCATCGTCCATCACCTGCCCTTGCTTTGGTTTCGCCCATGCGTCCCGTACCTGCTCCCATGTCGGACGCTGCACAACCGGAGCATCGGCTGCATCGCTATAGGGGTCAGGCTCGCATGAAGGAGCATAATTCTCGTCGTCTTCATCTTCGAAGTATCTACCCATAATCACCTCACCTAAAAGCCGTGTTTTCCATCTGCTCGGCGTAGGCTGCATCTTCATCGAAAGCTTGCTGAATCGTGCGCGACTGTGGCGCGGGTGACGGTGCTCGGTTCGATTGCACCCAGGTTGCGCCGTCGCAATGCTCCTTGTCCTTGCACTTGAAGTCGGGCGCTTTCGGGTTGGTTTTCTTCGCCCGGTTGTCCCACATTTGACCGCCACATTTCGGGCACGCAGGGACATCGCCGGACGGTGGCCGTGATGTGCCATTTTGGTGCGCTACAGGCTGCCGTGGAGCCCCCTGTGGCTGCGGGGTGTCTAAATGGCCGCGGTCAGTCGATTCGTCGGCTTCCGGGTCGTCACCTGTGCTGATATTGAGCGCGAGCATCCAAGCGTACTTAATCGCCATCGTCTGCGCCTTAGCGACAGCCTTATCGCCGGGGTCGGCACCTTGCCCTAACGCCGAAACCGTCAACCGCTCCCCGCTCGGCGCATGGACAAGTGTCATAGTCACCCGCACGGTCGCTAAATTGGTTTGGCCGTTGCGTGTCGGCACTTGGATGCAATCGAGCAGGTCAACACTCGGGAAGCTTGCCAAGGCGTTCTCGCAAGCCGCCTCATTAACATGGCGGAGCACATCAGCGGCACTGGCGTAGTTGTAGCCTTGCGCCTGGTTGCGTCCGCCCTTCTGAACGTATGCGCACTCCTTTTGCATGGCGACGAGCGCAGCCGCTAAGTTATTTTGATTCTGTTCACTCATAAATAAATCCTTTGCTTCTCCCCTGCCCCACCGCGACGGCGAGCAGGGAGAGAGAATTAGGCGGCGTGTGGCGCAAGGCTACCAGGGGAGCGCAGTATTGCACCTTGCGCACCCGGCTCTAGGATGGCGCACCTATACCCTTTGTTGTTGAGCTGCTGTACATACCTTTCGACCGCGTGGTATGGTACCCCGGTCATTTTGAGCGCGTCGCTGGCTTTGCTGGTGCGGGTCAGCACTATTTCTAGCTCTTGGGCTACTGTTTCGGCGTCGATGCCGTAGCACTCGTAGAAGTCACCTAGCCTGACGAACAGAAGTGTGTCAGGATATTGAGCCTTGGCCTGTTCGATGCGATGGAGGGCGTCGCTGATTGCTTGAGAGTCACTCACGCCGCCACCCCCACTTCATCCTCACAGCGAAACATCCAGCGATTACGAAGAATATGCTCGCACTGTGTCTCGTAGTATCTCGACGCGTTGTAGCGTGTCTCACGGTCTCTCTGGCGCGATTGGCGGGTAAAGCAGCGTCTGATACCACCAGCCACATAATAGGCCACTATGAGGGCTATGAGCGCTAGGATGAGGCGTGCGAACAGGTGCATGAATATGGGTGTGGTCATGGGGTTGTTTCCTTGTGGTATTTCAAAATGCAGTTGCCAATAAATTCAGCAACTGGTACAGCTACGGCGTTTCCGATTCCGCCTGCTCTGCCTTCGTAAAGTCGGGCGGGAACCCCATCATCCATTCCAATAAAGCGATGGGCGGCTTGTATCCGAACAGGAACGCATCGTGGATTATCTGTGGGGAGTATCGTGCGCGTCCGGTTCTGCTCAATCCCCACCCCCGCTTGCCCATCGACTTCGTCGGGGTAGGCAACAATAAACAGCCGTTCTCTGCGATGGGGCAGTCCGAAGTCGGACGCTCGAAACATTCTCCATTCCGCATCATACCCGCACGTGGCCAGGTCTCGGAGAACTCTATCAATTCCCCTGTTAAGCAAAGCTGCGACGTTTTCCACGAGGACGTATCTGGGTCGTAACTCGCGAATGATACGGTGGTACTCGCGCCATAATCCAGACCGCTCACCATCGAGGCCAGCTCCAAGCCCGCAATAGGCAAGGTCTTGGCATGGAAAGCCACCACAGATGATATCGGCGGTTGGCAGGTTGTGCTTTCCAACTTCTCGCACGTCTCGATATCGAGGAACATCTGGCCAGTTCTTCTCAAGCACTCTGTTTGCATAGTCGTCTATCTCCACCTGTGCCACGCACCGCATCCCCGCACGCTCTAAGCCTAAGTCCATCCCGCCGATACCTGCGAACAGGGATATAAATGTCAGCACGCTATCTCCCCTCCGCCCCATACAACTCCCGCTCCTCGCGCATGGCGACGGCTTCCGATTCCTGCGCTTCTCTCGCGCGCGCAGCACTGCGTTCAACTGATGCTTTATGGTTCGCCGCACAGTCCGGGCATAGTAGCCGCCTCAGCCAGGGACCGCTCTTCGACCAGCCGGCGGGCATAAGATTTCCGGTTTTCTTGTAGCCCGATCTCGCGCAGTCGTCGCACTCGACGCGGCCACGCTTGCGGTTACGTTTGGCGGCTGTCATGGGGAGACCTCAGGCAGATTCAACGACTTACGCGCGAACCCTTCGCAATGCTTCATAGCCGCCGCCCGGTCGGAGTACTTCCCATAGGAGTTGTGGTTCTGACAAACGCCATTTTGAATGTGCTTGCCGGTCCACGTGTAATACCCCTGATGGTCCGTAATCGCTCCCACCTCGCGCGCCTTGTCCGGTTCGTCAGGGTTGCCGTAAAGGAGGGTGTTGTCGTGCCAGAAGAGATTTAAGGTTTTGCGGTCGTACCATTGTTGGATGGTGGTGCAGAGTCGCATTACAGACTCGAACCTATCGGGGTGTAAGTCGGGGTAAAGACAGTCCATGTAGGCGTAGCAACTGACTTTTGCAAACTCAGCATAGTCGCGGGTCAACTGCATCTCGTCGTATTGCTCCGAATAGTCAGCGAAGGCTGTCAGACCGGCTGCCGCCTCTCTCACTTCGCTCGGCACCGCGTCTATGGTGGAGGTGGTCATGGGGATGTCACCGCCTCTAATTCATGGTCGGCTGCGTCGGGCGAGTCGGACGTGTCGAAGAAACACGCACAACCGCGCCAGTCGTTTTCTTCTATTGGTTTTTTCTCCTCTACTTTCTTGCGCAGTGCCGTCAATGTTAGAGGTTTTGTGACGCCGCCTGTGCGGTCGCGAAGAACAGAATAGTCGCCAACAATGGCGCGCGTGTCATTCTCTTCGTCTTCGTTGTATCCGAAATAAGCGGGCCTTTTTAGGAGCAAATTTTTAAAATGCCCTTGACCCGCCTTGCTGCAAAATCCGCCACAGTTGTTATGGTCGAAGCCATCGATATAAAGTTGAGGTATCTGCATTTCATCCTCCTCAACAATTCTCTTCATGTCTTCTTTGCTGTAGTATGGTTTGTCACAAAGCGGAGCCTCCAATACCCACGGGCGAAACAACTCTTTTGCTCTGAGATATCGATGCTCTTCGAAGATGTCTATGCCAAGGTATCGCACGCATGTTTCAGGCGTGTGGAATGCCTTCACGTAGCCATCGGCCATTTCCCTCTTAAGCACACGGGAGCAGATGTCTGCCTTCGTGTTGCCGATAAATCTTTCATCTTTAAAAAGCTCCCAGACCGTTCGACCCTCACAGAGCCACTCAAGGCCAGGTATTACCCTCGTCGCCGCTTTACGCAACTTGTGAATTAACTGCTTGCGCAGGATTTCGGTCTCGCGTGACAGTTCGGGTATCTGTCTGGCGAGGTCTACCAGCCTGCGAGCATCGTGGCGATTCGTGCCACCACAAAACAACCTCGCCGCAGATTCGACCAAGAAACGATACAGGTCTGGGTGCTCGGTCATCGTATCTGTAAATAGCAAAATCAAATCTGTTTCGCCGTGTCGTTCCTTAACGCGTTTAGCGGCCACGTAAGAACCGATACCGCCCGAGTAATTGACTATGTGCGCTCTTCTTCTTTCCATCGCCTTCTCTCCCTCTCATCCAATTTCACGCCCCTGCTCCCATACCAACCAGTTCTATCTTCTTGCCGTCAATGAAATAAATTCAAAAGCCATTAGGCTATCATCCTCCCAGTTCCCGAAGTCCATAACGCCTTGACAGATTTCCTCTATCTAGCATCTGAGTTTTTTCTCCAAACTATGCGCGGTGAAATCAATACCGCGTCGCTTATTCCGTTTCCTCATGGTTGGTGCCTCTCTGCATCGTCTGCGATTTGTAGTGCGTGTTTCGTTGTGCGGGGTTGTTACCTTCTGGTTGTCATCGTGGTGGCTTTCAAAGCTATCACCTCCTTAAGATGCGAGTGTGGGGCGTTAGGTGCGTGCCATGATCTCTGCGTGCTCGTTGCACCATTCGACGACACGTTCAATGGTCGTTGCGGTGTCTGCCATGAGATACATCAACTCCGGCTCACCGTCTTGCAAAAGAATAATGGTTGGCTTCCCAGCGCCGACTGCATAACCAGCTTCGAGATGCGCACTCCTACCGCACGGCATAACGAGGACGCATAGATCACAGTCCATGAGAGCAGCCATGTCTTTACCGAAGCCATCTTGTGCGATGGGATGCTGGAGGGATTCAACAAACTTTTGAGCATCCCATTCCTTCCATTTAGGGTCGATGGCGGACCAATGAAAACCATTATCGCCTGGGGCCGGATTCTTGAAGTCATAGACTTCGAACCCCTCACCAACAAGGACATTCACCACGTCCGGTTGATAGTCATTGCGCCATGAAGACGCCACGTAAATCTTCGTATTTTTCATAATCTTCTCCATTTTTCATCCGCCACCCATCGCCGGGAGTGGGGGATAGGGGTTAGTTCGTTTCGGTGCGGAGTTGAACCCAGTCGGGAACTTTGAGGGTGAAAGAGATGCCGCCGAAATCCTTATCTTTCTTTATGGCGAGTTCATTGTGGGCCCACGCCATCTCCCACTTTCTAACGGCGACAGGAAGCCTCACTTCGCTTTGCCGGCCAGTATTTTTGGCCGTGAATAAAACAAACTCGATCAGGCAACAAACAGTAATTTTCTTGTCGTCAACTACCCGTTTTATCGCGGCAGTAAGGGGCGGCACTCCGCCATTGTTCCCAATATCTTCCGCCGTCACATTGACCTCAATCGTTTTCATGCTGCCTCCTCAAAATCCCATGCTTCATCTTCACCGGGCATCGGTGCGTTTGCCTCACGAGCGCACTCATCGTAGTAATTGACAAGCGACTCATAATACACAGAATCCTCGGCCTCTAATGGATGGTTTACGGTAGAGACTCGACCGGTTGGCATCAAGGCGGCGTCCGTCACAATCTCCCACCCATTCCCAATATCACCGCGCCGTATCGCATCCGTTACCATATGAAGCTCCCGAATATCCATATCGCTAAAGCTCTCAATGGTCCGCCCAATCCAGTGCGCTACGCAGCCGATACGCGTCTCACGCTGTGCCGGAAGTTCTACTTTGCGGTCCAGTCCGGAAGCGGCCATTTCGATACGAAGTGCACCCATTGCGGCGAGCCATTCGGAAGAGCGTTTGGCCGGCTTCTCCGGCGCTTCCAAGTGCTCCACGAAGTCGGGCGCGATTTCTTCTTGCTCAATAACTTTGAGAGCTTTTGGAAGCGGGCCGATATCGGCGACAGCAATGCCCGCCACATTCTCCAGTCTTTGGAGAACGAGCGAGATTTCTGACAGATAATAGTCGGCGCGCTCTAATGCGTTTTGGTCGGTCGGACGTGCGGCCCAGAGCTGCCAATTGCGATAGGCGTCGTCGTATGCTCTTCTGGCTCGTGTTATCGCTTCTCCGACAGTGCAGGAAGAAATAGCGCGGACGGTGGCAAGTTCGGCGTCCACGTCGGCGACAGGTAAGGTGAGGATGTTATTGGGGCCAGCGGGGGTGCTGGCCGAGGGTCTTCTGCGGGGCAGAGTGGGGGATTCGTTTTTCATTGTGTGCTCCCTGCGGGTGTTGTAAAATTCTGATCGTGCTCCCGTCGCTATTCTCTAGATAGCGGCGGGTTCTTTCGTTTCTGGGGCGTTAGTTTTTCTAAGTTCCTCTATTACATCGTCCAGCCGGAATCTCAGACTTTTCTTACCAACGGGGATCCCCGTAACTCTCCCGTCCTTTATCATTTGTCTTAAAGTCTGTTCATGGACCTGTAGCTGTTCCGCTAGCTGACCTATCGTTAGCAGAGTGCTCATATTCACCCCCTCGGCATTGCATTACGTAATGAACGATAAAACCACATCAAGTAATCAGATTCAACGTCACTTCACATTATATAACGTTACTTTATGTGATTTCAATAGTATTCAATAAATTTTTCTGTGTTTTTTTACGAAATTGTTATAATTGGACAGTAAGTACAATTGAACTAACGTTAAGTAATGGTATGGACATGGCTGAGGAAACTAAAACACCAGGGCGGGAGCGTAAAACAGGACGCTTCAACGGCTATTTTCGCCCAAGCACCATCGACGGGCTAAACACGCTAGCGGCAAAAAACCGCATGAGCGTTAACGCTGTGGTAGAGATGGCCGTAGAGCAGCTTATCAGCCGCGGCGACGCTAACGCCGTGACTCTGCGACTTTATCACACCGCTCCTTGCGGAGAGTGGCAGGACGCCAACGCCGAGGAAGTAAGCGACTTCGAGTTATCGCCTAATCTAGTGCAGCTCTGGGGCGTTCATCAGACCGATATGCTAATGGCGACCCGTGGATGTTCCATGCTTGAGGTCGGGATCCCCGAAGAAGCAATCTTGCACATTCGCCCGTTCGGCTATAGGGCACCGCGCGCTGGGCAAGTGTGCGTCGTCACCGCTGTCAATCTTGATACCAACCAGGCTTGGGGCACTATCAAGAAATGGGGTCACGACGGCCAAAAGGTCGTACTTCGCGACGGCAAGAACAACAAGCTCGAAATGCCCGAAGGGGCACAGGAGGTTCACGCGGTCGGGTACTGGACCGGGAACGTGATCGGGGTGGCCGGGGCGTAGTCTCAATCTTTGTCAAGTTTCAATGCTAATGTAGAGTAGGGGATAGCTCGTTAATGATCATCTCTGTAATCAACCAAAAAGGGGGTGTCGGTAAGACCACCACCGTGGTAAACCTTGCCGCCGCTCTCGCCGAACGAGGCCATAAAGTCGCGGTCATCGATACCGATGATCAAGAGACCGCCTATCGATACCGCAAATCGATTACCGGCGCGTCGTTCCATCTCGCCACACTGCTCACACTGGGGAATGTGATCCGCAAGCAGAAAGCCGCCTACGTTCTCGTAGACAGCCCGCGAAGCCTAAATGATCAAGACGCTGCCGCTATCCTCAAATTGTGCGACGTGGCGCTGATTACCACCGAAAACGAAATCGATTCATTGATAGCCCTGGTGCGCACGGTCGACGTGGCTGAATCGATTAAGAATGATGGACGGCCCGATCTGCGCTATCGGGTGTTGCTCAGTAAGAACAGTGGGGCAGGGCACCGCAAGGAAGTGCGCAAAAGCATCAAAGAGAATTTTGCGGGTCACATGGCGAAGACAGCTATCCCTAATAGCGTGCTTTTTGGGTCCGCTGCCATGCGCGCAAAATCAGTAATCGATTTCGAACCAGACTCGCCGGCAGCCAGGGCATGCCGTAAATTAGCTGTAGAAGTAGAAGGGATGAACCATGCTTGACGCTATCGCATTGGCCCGTCAGGGCGCTCAGAGGCACAAGAAAGATAACGACGAAGTGAAGGTCAGCGGCGGCAGCGTCGAGATTCAACGCGACAAATTACACCCGCTGCCAAACCAGCCGCGCAACGAAATCACCGACGAGAATATCGCGCGTATGCGCGAGTCGCTCAAGACGAAAGGGCAGTTGCAGAACATTCTCGTTCGCCCTCACCCGACCATCAACGGCGAGTATCAAATCGTTATCGGTGAGACACGGTGGCGCGGCTCGAAGCCCGGGCGCGACTGGAAAGGCCTGCCGCATCTGCGCGCCGAAATCCGAGAGCTAAATGACGTCCAGGCCTTCCTGATTGCACTGGCCGAAAACCGCGACCGCGAAGACTTAACGGCCTATGACGAAGTGAAGGCAGTGGCACGCCTCATTGAAGAGTTCAATATGTCGGTGGCCGATGTGCAGAAGCATCTGGGGGAGGGTAGGGGATGGGTGGACAACCGATTCTACGCTTCGAAGCTGGAGCCCGAAATTATGGAGCAGCTCAAGAAGCCCGATTCGCTTTCGAAGGCTCTCGAAATCGGCAAGGCTCCAAACACCAAATTGCGCAACGAGCTAAACGCCAATTTCGACACATTGACGGTGCAGGAAATCAAACACCGGATCGATGAATGGAAGCTACGCAACGCCCCTCACTTAGCCTCTGTACCAAAACGCGCGACGGAATCAACCCCCGAACTCTTCACCGACCGCCCCGCCGGTTACGAGCCGCCAGACCAATACCGCGCCAGCGGCTATGAATCGAATACCGGCATCACTACCAGCCGCACACCGGCTAGCGAGCGCTTTATCCAGTCTCAGGGCTCCAGGAAAGTCTACGGCGCCCCCGAAGTGCTACCCAGCGCCTTGCCGGTCATGCTGGAGCGCACCGAGGAAGGGCTGCAATACTTTGCGCAGCAATACGAGCGGCTATCCTCCAATGGATCGTATGATGTGCTGACACAGAATCAGATGTTGACCAGGCTCGAAAACATCCTGCGCTATGCCGAGGCAGGTATCGAGGCTATCCAGGAGGGGCAGCAGGGCAAGCGGAAGCGATAGGGCAGGGGAGTGCGACAGCATAAGGTCCGGCGCCATAGGGGCGGGCAGTGCACTTGCAGGCACGGTCCCATATTTTTGACATCTCGAATAACCATGGTGTCGGCTCGTTTTCGAGGAAGTAGTCAATGTCGATTGGCTCACCAGTTATCGGGTGTATGAATGGGTTCAACTCGTAAATCTCCCAGAATCTGTCGCCGCCGTAAACTCCTCTCAGCATCCATCTTACCTATAAAGTCCTTTGCTCCCGGCCCCCACCGCCAGAGCGTCGAAATAGCCACATTATCGGTACGTCTGACAGGTACCTTAACAGGAAAGTTCTGCGCCGGACAAATAGAAAACTCCGAGAAATCAAAGTTTGTCACCAGCGTCAGTGAAACCATACACAGTTATGCACATAATCCCTGGAGTTATGCACAGGAAAGGTATTTTGTTGTGCTTGAATGGGCAGGGGAGCGGGTGGGGTAGGGCGACTATTCGGAAATTCCGAACAGTTGAGTTGGTACGATTTGTTAAATTTGTTATAAGTAC